GTATGATGAGTTCTTCCAGACCATCGAGTCGAAGGAAACCGACACCGGCACAATGCTGTTCGCCCGCAACAACCGCGACACCTATCGCTGGCTCTCCGTCACCGACACCGCGAACGGCCCGCTGTTCGTCGGCGAGAAGCTCACGCTGTGGCCGGCGTCCAAGTTCCCGAACACCTTCAAGACGACTGGCTATCACGTCCTCGACGAGAACGATCGTCGCATCGGTGTCGTCACCTTGCGGGTCGAAGATGGCAAGATCACCGATCTGTACTGGCTCCACAACGAAACCGGCTCGAAGGGCTTCGGGACCAGTGTCATGGCGGCGCTCGCCGCGAACAGTGATACCATCGCGATTCATTCCATCCTCCCCGACGCGCGGGGATTCTGGGACAAGGTAGGTGCTTATGACTACGTCGGAGACGAAAAACCAGACGCCACCCTCGACTGGGACGCTTTCAGCCGAGCAGCAGATGTACGCGGACTGGGCCGCGGAACAAGCGAAACTGCCGACGCTGGCGCCCAAGGAAGTCCGCGATCAGATCGCAGCAGCCCGGAGCAAGTCCAAACCTACCTGACCGACCGACTCGGTCCCGGTGTCCAACGTCTGGTCGACGCCGGCACGCTCGTCATCACGACGAGCGAAGACACGACCCTGCCGCCGGACGCCAAGCGCGCCATCAGCACCGGTACGGTCCACGGCTTCACGCACAAGGGCAAGGTCTATCTCATCGCCGACGCACTGTCCGCAGGGCAGACAGTCGCCGGCCTCGAAGACGCCTACGCCATCCTGCTCCACGAGCTCGGCGTGCACCACGGCCTGCGTCAGATGCTGGGCGACACGCTGTTCGACGAGCTGTCGCAACAGGTCATGCAGGCATCCCGGTCGAAGACCAACAACGCCCTGGCCCGCGCCGCCAAGCAGGCCCGTGCGCAAGTCCCCTCGAGCACCAACCCGGATCACGTCGCCGAAGAAACGATGGCCTGGCTCGTCACCGACAGAGCCAACCACGACCTGCCGCTGGTCAAGCGCATCATCGCCAAGATCCGCGCCTTCCTCATTCGCATGGGCTTCACCCGCGCCATCAGTCCGGATGCGTTGGTGGAGCTGGCGAAGGGTGCTGCGATGCGATCGGCGGAGCGGGATGTGGGTACGAAGTTCGCGCGCAGCGAGGACACCGACTCCATCGCACCCGAAGCCGAGAAGTCCCGCCAGAATCTGAAGGATCGCGCCCTGACCATCGTCAACTGGCTGGATGCCAAGACGAAACCCTTGGCGACGCTCGCCGGGCGTACGGACTACCTCAAGGATCGCTATCTGACGCTCGGTCGAATTGCCGAAACGCAGCGCGTAGCACGGTCCATCTACGACATCTTCCGCAAAGCCAGCAAGGCCGACGGTGAAGCGCTCTACGCCTACCTGACCGACACCGAAGGGACGCTGGACACCGTGTCCGATCCCGCCCTGAAGAAGGAAGCGGCCAAGGCCAAGGCGCTCATCGACAAGACGGGACAAGCGCTGGTCGAGGCTGGCGTCATTCCGGTGGAATCGTTCGAAGCCTACCAGGGCCGGTATCTTCCCCGGGTCTACCTCGCCTATCTCTTGGGTGACCGGGCCGTGGCTGCTGTTGGGACGGGCAAGACCCTGTCATCCCAAGGGTACGCCAAGAAGCGTAATGAAACCCTGCCACAGGAGTACCGCGACGTCATCCTGGGTGAGATCAAGGATCCGGCCTTCCTCGCGTCTCGTGCACTGGGTATTCCGCTCCGTGACCTCGCCATCCTGAACTGGCTGTCCCGTATCGCAGAGAATGCGGACTGGGCCCTGCCAGGGCAGACCGTCGGCTGGACGGCTCCGGGAATGACCAAGGCCCGCAAGGTGACGCCGTTCTGGCTGAAAGCGGAAGCCTCGAAACTTCGTGAACGGGCGGCCTATTACCAGGGCGATCACCAGAAGCAAGCCATGGACGCCGCGAAGACCATGGACGAGCTGGCGGATTCAACGCTGGCTGCTGCAGGGATCTCTGCTGAAGAAGTCCCGCAGGGTTACGCCAAGGTGCCGAACACGGCCCGCTACGGGGCTATCAGGGGACTGGTGGTACGTCGGGAGATCTACGACGACATCGTCGGTGTCGGAAGGATCCTGGGCGACGAAGCTGGGATCGCTGAAAAGATCCTGGGTTACGGCGGCTGGGGCACGAAGGCGACCCAACTCTGGAAGTGGGCGAAAGTGGCAGCCAATCCGCCAGCTCAGATCCGCAACATCGTGTCCAATCTCGTCCTGCTCAATCTGTCCGGCGTGCCGATGCACAAGATCCCGGGCTACATGCGCCGCGCCGCCATGGAAGTCCGCACCAAGGGCCCGTTCTACAAGATCGGCGTCAAGTACGGGGTGACGGAATCGACCTTCGCCGCGCAGGAATTGATGCGCATCGAGAACGAAGTGACCGACATGCTGGTCCGTCAACGGGATGGCTTCAGTCTGCTGACGCTGAAGACCTTGGCCGGCAAGATCATCGACGTTACCGGGGATGCCTATCAGATGGCCGAGACCCTGGGCAAGATCATGAAGATCATGGATGCCGTGGAACGGGAAGGGAAGTCAGAGGCCGATGCCGCACTGGAAGCGCAGGAATGGCTGTTCGACTACTCGCTGGTAGGTCGGAATACCCGCTATCTCAGGAACGCGCCGATAGGGTTCCCATTCCTTACCTTTACCTTAAAAGTCCTGCCCAGACTGCTCGAGGTGGCCATTACCGCCCCTTGGAGATACCTGCCCTACCTGGCCCTGTTCTACGGTGCTGGACTGATTGCCCAGTTGATGACCGGTGCGGATGACGACGACATGGATGCCCTGAAGAAGGCGCTTCCTGAATGGCTCAGAGAGAAGGGCCACGCCGTCATGATCCCGGTCAAGGACGAGCATGGCCGCTGGCAGTACGCCGATCTCGGCTACTTCATGCCGTGGTCGTTCTATACCGAGACACTGACCAAGATTGGACGGACCGCGAAAGATCTCGCGACAACCGGAGAGTCGAGTCACTTGGGCGATCTCGTCATGGCCAATGGCTTGTTCGGTGGTCCACTTCCCGATCTGTTGGCGGCGATCAAGACCGGTCGTGATTCCTTCACGAAGAAAGAAATCGTCCGCGAATCGTCGACCGGCTCTGAAAAACTGCATGCCTGGATCACCTATCTCTACGGCATGGCCGCCCCGGGCTGGCTGGTCGGCATACCTCCGTTCCATGACCACAGCACCTATCGAGGGGCTGCAGGACATCTCTACGAAGCCCTGGCAGGTGTGACCGACAAGCGCGGCGAACCGCGATCGACCTTGCCGCAAGCACTGGCACGGTTCGCCGGCATCAACATCTACCCCATCGAACCGCTGAAGCAACGCCAGCAGACCATCCGCTACATGAAGTGGCAGATCTCGGAAGTGAAACGGGCGCAGTCGGCCATCATGAAAGATCGCTCCCTCAGCCGTGACGAACGTAAGGCGATGGCAGAAAAGTACCGCGAGAAGCTGATCCGCATGCAGAAGGATCTACAGACCTTCGCCAGAGAATCAGTGGTGTCGGCGAAACTCCGCTAAGGCCGCATCCAGGGCGCGGATCTGCTCCTGGTACCAGTCAATCATCTCTTCCTCCGCGGCGATGTCCGCTTCGAGCCCACGGACCAACATCGGCCGGACCTCAGCATCGGCCTCATCAATCAAGGGCAGCGTGCTGATCGCCTCTCGGTGTTCCAGGATAGCCATGCGCGCGTACGCAATCGCGTCCTGGTAGTCGCGGACTTGATTGGTGTAGTAGGTGTCGGGATTGATCCAGCGTTGAAAGCGCTCGGTCTGCCAGACAGCGACGAGCACCAACAACACCACCGCAGCTTTCACCCCAAGGGTTTATGCGTCACCGATTCCGGCGCCTTCCCGAATCGCTCGCAGAAAGGCCGCTCGAACCCGCGTACGGAGCGGTCATACCACGGCGGGCTGTAATCGACTTGACCCATCCAGCACCGGGCCTTCTTCAAGGCCGTCTCACAGTAGGTCTCGCCTATCACATGGGTCTTCATGAAGGTCGGAGAGAATGCGCGATCAGCTTCGCAGGCTGTCACGTCCTGTTCCATGGCGTGCTTCTCGAGGAAGATCCCGCCGGCATAGCGGGAGACTTGGCTCGAAGCACAGCCGGTCAGCAAGATCAGGAATAGCGCGTAGCGTTTCATAGGCACCCCCGAGCGAAGGCTACACCGGGAGCGGCGTGGGTGGCAAATTGGACATTGTGATGTGCCCCACTTTGTGCCCCAGTCGGGGAATGGCAGGGCCTAAATCGTTGTTCCAGGAATGAAGAGCGCGCTTATCTCATTGAAAACGCGTTGAGAATCCTCGTGCGCCCGACTTAAAATCCGCCGGCCTCACGGCCGTGCCGGTTCGATTCCGGCCCCGGGCACCAAATATTTCAGCAGCTTGCGAGCTTAAAGTGAAACCGGTCTCATGCAAGTGTGCCCCTACTCAAGCCCTATATCGTGCCGCACGAAGGACGCGCTCAGCATAAGCCAGTGCGATTTGCGAGAATACGTTTTCTCCATAATCGTTAAGGGCGATATTGGCCGCTGCGCAGATCCATCGGCAGTTATTCGCAGAATACGGCGCATTGTTTCTGACTCGATCTAGTGACGGCTTGAATGGTGCAACGCGCCAACCCGCTTGTCGCCTATCCGAAAACGGTAATCCGGTCAGAGAACAATAGCCGCCGGTCTCTGCAAGCAGAGTAATAGCCTCATCCGCAGTCATCTGAACTTCTATTCCTCGCGCCACCGCATTGCGAGCAACGCGAGCGAAATAAGTCTGCATCCACTTGCTGGGATCCGCCCACGGCATAATGCTCAACTCTGGCGGGATAGCTTTGCCGGCCTGCTTCCTCCATGGGTGCAGCCGCATCGCCTCAGACACGAGTTTATCGCGCTGTTGCGCCGCTTCCTCTGGGCTGGTGGCAGATACAACATGACGGCATCGACGACCCATCACCTTGTAATCGACGTAAAAACTAGAGCCGCGTTTTCTAACACCGCGTGGCAAGATAGTATCGGGATCAGCCATCATTGCCTCCTTCTCAGGCGATGCGGTCAGGGGACACCGACGGTTCCAGCCGTCGGTGTCCCTGTTATTTTCTCACAAGTCAGCCACCCGCGCCCGCAGATGATCGGCCCGCAGGTGGGCGTAGCGGCGGACCATGCTGGCCGAGCGGTGGCCTAAGAGTTCACCGAGTTCGCGGTCGCTGACGCCGCGCGCCGCCAACCAGGACGCGTAGGTGTGCCGGAGATCGTGCCAGTGGACATTCGGCAGGCCGACGGCCACCCGGGCGGCTTCCCACTCGGTGCGCCGGACATACTCGGTCACCGCCCAAGGGATCTGTTCCAGTAAATGGGTGATCCGGTCTGGCACCGGGATCGTCCGCGGCTTGGCGTTCTTCGTCATGTAGATGACGAGGGTGCCGTCGACGACGTTGTCAGCGGTCAGCCGCATGAGTTCGCCGAGCCGCAGGCCGGTGTACGCCGAGACTCGCACGAGATCGCCCGCCTGGGGCATGGCGGCCGCGATGGCTTCGACCTGGACCGGCGTCAGGTAGACGTGGCGCTCGTTGTGCTCGGGGAGCAGCTTGATCCGCCTGCCCAAAGCCTTGTCCGTCCAGCCCCACTCGAATGCCAGATTCATGAGTCGACGTAGCAGGGCCAGGCGGCGATTGATGGTGGCCGGCGCCAGCCCCGCTTCGAGCCAGTCTCGGCGCATCCGGGCCGCGACGGTCGGTGCCTCGTCCAGGGTCGCGGTCAGAATGTACGGAAGAAGGGCTCGGGCGTTGGTCTTCAGACCCTTGCTGTCACGGAGGGTTGTTGCTTCACCAGCCAGGTAGTCGGTCAGGGCCTCGGCAATACCGCGAGCCGGGGCGGCCTTGAGTTCGGCGCGGATCTGGCCCTCGAGTTCGCGGGCTTCCGCGCGGGTCCGAGCTGTTCGTCGAGCGCGGCGAGCGCCGACTTTAACGTCGACGATGTAGCTGGAGCCACGTGGCCGGATCGACATGCTTCTATGCACGCAGCCACGTCAGCCTGCGTAAACCTCCATCCTCTACGGTGCGCGGTCAAGCGTACCGCCGTCAGCTTGTCGGTGTCCACCAGCCGCCAGACGGTCTGCAGGCTGACGCCGAGTTGGTCGGCGACCTCTTGAGCCTTGAGCAGGTGGCTCATACTAATCGCTCTCCGTTAAGACCCTGCCCGACGTCATCCGACGAACCAAGCATGGTTACGTCCGCCGGGCAGGTGTTCGGTAGTTCATCGCCAAAGCAAGACCAGCCGTCCCGCTGCCGCCGCGCGAAGAGTTCGGCATACGGCCCTGGGAACATTCGCTCGACGATGTCGTAGAACTGCTCAGGCTTCGCCGAGTGCTCACCGATCGGCGCTTCGAACACGCTACGTTCGCGACGACTCTCAGGGACGTTGCGACCACGGACGGCGATGATGCAGGTCTCGTGTGCGCCTCTCACGATGCGGCCCATGCCGAAGCTCTTCTTGCCGGTGACAGTGAGCTTCACCCAGACCATCTCCGAGTGCGGCTTGAAACCCCAGGCTCTGACGACCTGTAACGCTTCCTCCTGCATCGCCGAGACACGCCACAGGAACAGCACGCAGTTGTCGGCGAGATCGGGCAACGGGAAGCGCATGATCTCGTGCAGTGGCAGGCAGCGATAGCTTTTCGACGCGCCGCGACTCTTGCCGGGCAGAGAATCACTGAAGGCCCAAGGCGGATCTGCGCAGATGACTCTGGTGGTCACGACGGCTCCTTCACCCGCTCCGGGTGCTCGCGCTGGAACTCGCAGAACTTCATGAACCGCTCGGCCGCCGATTGCGTGGTCAGCGGGTTGACCATGCTGCCGGCGTTCTCGACCGCGCGTGCATAGGCTTCGATGGCCGTCAGCGCGAGCTTGTCCTGGGCGCGGAAGATCATGATGGGCTCGTCGACAGGTATAGCTTTGCCGGAGTTCAGATTGACGAGTTGGCCAGATCGGTAAATGTTATGGATGCGGACACCGTACTTCGTGTCGTTTTCCAGTTTCGCGATCGTGATGAGACTGCCATCAGCCAAGCCGAGCACGCGTTGTGCGTCGCTGTCTTCGATGATGGCCGGGCCCTGTAACTCGGTCTCCGTCACCTGCGCCCTGCGCGCCAGCATGATGATGGTCTCGCGCGAGAGCATCACGTCGTGGCCGTCGATGTTGGTCTCGATCAGTTGTGCGTTCATGGATGCTCCTTACGCGGCCATCGCCGCAACGTCGATGACCGTGTCCGCGCATTCACGGACCTCGGCCGAGTGAGTGATGAAGATCTGCCGCCGCGCGCCTGACAGTCTCAGCACCGCGCGCATCATTCGCGCCCACTGGCGCTTTTTCTCCGCGTCCAGGGCGCCGTCGGCCTCGTCCGAGAACAGGCACTCGTACTGCCGGCCGGAGAGCTGACCGAGATAGAGCGCAATGGCGCGTGTGAGGGCTTCGTTGAGATAGACCCGCTCACCACCCGAAACATCACTGAGGGACTTCTGATCGCCGCGCTCGGCGTCGTAGACGATGATGTCGAACGTTTCCCGCAGGGTACCGGTCTTGGTCTCTTCCTGGGTCACCAGGGCCACCGAGAACCGCGGCCCATAGCACTCGGTCAGGATGTCATTGGCGAGGCTCGTCAGCGTCGGGCCGGCGTCATCGATCGAGAGCGCGATGATGCCCTCGTTGCCCAAGGCTTTCGACAGCAGCGTCCACTGCGCGACCTCGTGTTCGAGCGTTTTGGCCTTCGATAGATCGGCCGACAGCGCCTGCAACTCGTGGGCGAGCGCTTCCTGGCGCGCGGCGATGGTCGTGACCCGGGTGCGGGCTTCATCCAGGGCCTGTTCGGCGTTCTCGAGTTCGACGATGGCCTGTGCCGATGCGGCGGTCGCGGCTTTGAGCGCCTCGGCATCGGTCGGCGGGAGGGCGTCGATCTCGGCCTGCAGCGTCTTTTTCTCGGCATCGAATTGCAGAGACAGATCAGAGAACCGCATGACGTGGTCGGCTTCGATCTGAACGAGCTGCTCTGTGCTCGATGCGATCCGCTCGTCCAGTGAAGCCATGGCCTGAGTCATGTTCTCGATCGCGGCCTGATCGTCGGCGAGCCGCGCGACCGCAGCAGTGATCGCCGACTGCTTCGCAGCCAGGGAACTGGTAGCACGGGCTTCCTGTTCGAGTTTCGCGACCGTGCCGCGCGCGGCCTTCACATCGGGCCGGTCCATGAGTCCGAGTGCGGTCTGCTCGGTGGTCAGCTTGGCGTGTGCAGCTCGGCGCTCTTCGCGCTTCGCTTCGAGGGCTTGTTTCTGGGCCGGCAGGGCCGCCTTCGCCGTCATCGCTTCGCTCAGGAGTTGGCAGCGGCCTTGCAGGTCGGTGCCACGGCAGGGAACGTCATCGGTAAGGCCGGCGCGGTCCTTGGCAGCCTGACAGGCAGCGCCCATGGACTTACCTTCAGAGTCCAGTACTCGCAGCGCAGCGGCAGCTTTCTCGACGGCCTGTGCAGTCGCCTGATAGGCGGCGTCCTCGGCTTCCGCGGCGGCGAGGGCGTCACGAGCCGTCACCAGTTCCGCGTCGATGGTCAAGAGTCGTTCGTTCGCCGCCTCGATCGCCTCACGCTCGGCGAGCAGCGCGGTGTCCTCGGCGATCCGGCGTTGTGCTGCATTCCGCTGAAGCTCGTTGCGCTGCTGCTCGCCCTTGGCCTGAGCGATCCCGTGGCGGATGGCATCCTGACGGGCTTCGAAGTCGCTCGTCAGGTCACGCAGCGCGGCTGTAGCGCGCGCGGTGACGCCGTCCAGTTGTTGGGTGAGGGTTTCCCTGCGGCGGATGGTCTCCGCTTGACTGGCGGCGTCCTGGCGCGCTTCGAGCAGGCGCTGAGCGGTCTGGGTCTCGGCGGCCTTGGCGGCGTCCTTGCGTAGCTCAGCGGTGCATTTCGCTTCGACGGCGGCGACTTCACGTTCCAGCAGGTCAGTCTGCTCGGCAAGGATCTCCGTAGCCCGTCCCTGCCGCCCACGAAGCGCGTCCAGTTGCGCCCGGTAGCTCTTGGCGCGGTCATTGGCCTCGGCCGACAGGGTCCGTAACGGTTCGAGCCCGAGCATGTCGCCCATCAGGGTCTTGACCTCGCCGGGCGCGTAGTCGTTCAGGGTCTTGCGGCCTTGGCAAGAAAACGCCGCGGTGAAGAACATCTCCGGCGTGCCCAGGATCCCCTCGACGAGCAGGTCGTACGAGCGGGTCTTGCCGTCACTGACCGTGCCGTCGACGAGCGTGCACGGCACGGTCTTGCCGTCCATCACGCGATTCAGGTAGCACTCCTGCGACTTGGTCTTGTTCGCGCCCTTGATGAGGATGGTCGACTCGTAGGTGATCCCATCGTGCTCCCAGAGCAGCACCTTTTTCGCCTGGCCGTACGCGTGATCGAAGTACGAGAACGAGCCGGTCGAGTAGGACGAGGCGCGGCTGGGCATGATTCTGTAAGGCGAGAGGTTGTCCAACACCGTGGTCTTGCCGGCGCCGTTCTTGCCGGCGAGCGCGAGCAGCTCACCGTCGACGGTCAGATCGATCGTGATCTCGTCCACGCCTTGGCCGGCCTTGATGCCCTTGAAACCTACGAGTGTCAATTTGAGCGGGTTCATGCAGCTTCCTCCTGCGCAGGTTGCCCGGCCTCGAGCAGCGCCAAGCGCTCGAGCAGCGGGCCGGTGTCGGTGTCGGTGAGTTCGCCCCAGCGCCTGAGTTTGTCGGCAGTGCTGACGGCCTGACCAATACCTGCACATCGTTGTCTGGAAACCGGGAGCACTCGGCCTTCGAGCTTCACGTCCTCGGCCGTCGGGAACAGCGCGAGCATCGCGGCCTTGTCGACTGACGCTCGGAATTCCTCGTCGATCGCCCATCGAATGCGCACGTACGCACCATCCGGTGCATCGGCAGCAAGCGCGGCAAGGCGCTCCATGTCGGGCGAGCCTTCGAAGTCGATCTCGATCATCTCGCGACTCGGAGTCGCGACGTGTTCGTAGTCGGCACCGTGCGCATTGATATTCCAGAACAGACAGCCGACCTGGCCCTTGTGACCGTAGATCAGCTTCGTGATGGAACCGGGATAGGCGATTACCCGCCGTCCGTCACGGAATTCCTGAGCGGCATGGATATGCCCGATGAGCACCACGCTGGTCTGCGCAGCAAACAAGGCGCCTGCGGTAAATTCATGGTCTTGAGAAATCAAAGCCGTGGCGCATTCCGTCACACTGCCGTTGACGGTCCCGTGCGTGACCATGATGGTCGGAATTCCCGCTTGGCGAGCGGCTTCGTTCGTCGACGCCCATCCGCGACAGAGTTGGAATACTGCTTCGCCCGCGGCTTCCGCCGCTGCCTCAGCACCAACCGCCGCGGCGACCGCGCCCTTATTGATGGACGGCAGGAGATTCAACAGCGCCAGAGGGCCGTCCGGGATCTGATCGAACTTCGCGCCCTTCGACTGGATCCAGTGCTGACCATCCCACGCGGCCTGGCCGATGCGATCGGCGACCAGCACCGGGTAGTGCCCACCGATGTGGCGCAGCGGAGAAAGCGAGCCGGGCCTGTCATGGCTGTACGTTCCTTGGAGGACGCATATCGGCATGTGATCGGCCAGCCGGCGGACCTGAGAGAAGAACGCATTCACGGCCGGTTCGTGCAGGCTGACGCTCGCGTCGAAGCTGTCGCCGGAGAGCACGGCCATGTCGCACTTGCGTGCGATGGCTTCGTCGACGGCGAACGCAAAGGCGCGATCGACGTGCTTCAGGTGCTTCTCGCAGAAATGTAAGTCTGAGGCGTGGAATAGGTTGAGGTTCATGCGGATACTCTCCCTTGTGATGGTTTGGTGACAGCGTCTTCAACGGACCAGCCATTCTTTAAGCGCCCGAGAATGGTGGAAGGTTTGACGCCCAGCAGAGCCGCCCAGTCGACAAGCATGCGGGTGTTGCCGTGGGCGGTGAGCATTCTGTGGTTGCGCTTATTGCGTTGCTGCTCAGCGAGCGTGATGAAGCGGCAGTTGTCTGGTGCATAGCCGCGATCGTTGTCGAGGCGATCGAGCGTCAAGTCGTCGCTGTATCCTTTCGCCAATGCCCAGTCGCGGAATGGTTCGAACGCCTTCCACTCGTCGCACACAGCGATCCCACGATCGGTGTAGTGCTGGCGAGCGTGATAGCTTTTCGAACGACACCGAGCGTGCATAGAAGCCCACGTTTGATACAGGCGCGTGTCGGTCATGCCGTGCGTTTTGGGATGTGATTTGCAACCGCAAGAGCGCACTGATCCGTTCTTCAGATTCTGCCCCAGCACGACCTTTTCGCCGCCGCACGAGCAAGCGCAGCGCCAGAGCACGCTCTTGCCGCGCGACCCATCGCGGATCAAAACGATCAGGTCGCCGAACAACATGCCCGTCAGGTCTTTCGCTGGAGCACCCATCAGAACGGTGCTCCTTCTGTCAGTTTCGCCAAGGCAGCCGCGTCCGCGACGTTCTTCAGTACCTCGCGGATCTGCCCGAGTTTCTGGACGTCGGTCTTCCACTCGCCGTACGTCTTGTCGAGATAGGGCGCGAGCTCGCGCCATGGGAAAGCCAGTTCGGCGACGCGCGCGGCGATGACCTTCTGCAGGTCTTCGACAGTCGGCACCGGCTCGTCGAACTCGCCCTCTGCGATGTCGTCATCCGGCCCTTGAAGCACCGCGATGGCGTTCGGCACTTCGTCGTGCTCGTCCTCCGGCGCCGTCAGCAGCAGCGTCAAGTCGGCGGTCGTCTCCAGCACCGTGATCCACTGCTTGACCTTGGTCGGCACGCCCTTCTCGAGGTCGAGCATGCTGACTTCTTCCTGCCGCTTGGTCAGATAGAAGCCCGGCTTACCGTTGAAGAGCCCCGCAATGCGCCCGCGCATGTACATCATGAGTTCGAGCTGCTGGCGAATGCCCTGCATCGCGTAGAACGAGTTCGTACGCATCTCGAGCGGGTTGCCCGGGATCCCGTGAATGTTGAACAGGATCCGACCCGTGAGCCGGCACTGCTGCGGGTGGGCCTGATATTCAGGACACTGATCGGGATCGCAGCGACCGCCGTTCCAGTCACGTAGCACCGACGGTCGACCGCCGAAGGTGCGCTTGTAGCGCTTCGCGTGCTCGTCCTTCTGCAAGGGTGCCTTCTGCATGCAGTAGCGCACGCCGTCGTGATATTCCGACCAGTAGCGGCGCTCGCGCTGGGTGTAGGCGGCCAGCTCATGCGGCAGCACCGCTTGCCAGGAGTCGACCGGGAACACCACCGGAAACCGATACAGGTGCGGTCCGTCGCCGCGGTCTTCCGCATACTGTTCCATGATGCGATCTGCGATCTCGGGTGATGTGAAGTCACCTCGACGGCACGTGAAATAGGGCGTGTTCTGTGGCGTCATCGGCGCGCGTTGCCCATCGCCGAGACCCAGCGCGGCCTTGACGTCACGTGCGACTTCCTCGAACGACTTGCCAGCCGCAACACCGGCCTCGTAGGCCGCGACGGCTCTCGGATCCTCGGCGCCGGCACGCGTCAGCCGCATGATCCCGGGTCGGATTTTGCCGCTGGTCTGGATGTGCACCTGGCGCTCGCCGAGCACGGTCTGGCCTTCGTGCAACTGCAGGCCCGTCGTGCGGACGGTGGGTAGATTGGTAGCAGCTTCGGTCATGAAACGATCCTCGCGATGATGTAGATCGCCACGCTGGTCGAGACCGAGCCGGCGATGAAGTAAAGGGTGTGGGTCATGCGGTGGCCCTCAGCAACTTGCGTCCCATGCGCCAGACCTCAACCGACTCAGGGCCGCCACGACGCGCCTGCTTGAGCGAGATCCCATTGGCCACGTTGCGACAGTCCATCGTCACGCACTGCTGTGGACGTGGCTGATCGTGTATCTCGCAACCGTCAGGGCCGAGATAGACGCACTCCCGATTCGGTTTGTGCGCGAGCATTCGACGACGCGGATCGTTCGGGTGTGGTTCGGTCTGCCACTGGCTGGCGTCCTCGTGGTCGAGAATGCGTACCGCATCATTGATGCAGCAGCGACGGCAGCCGTTGCAGGGCACGCTCACGCCGTCACCTCACGCGCATCACTCACCTCGACGCCCGCGTCGCCGTCGTTAATCGGACTGAGCACGATCTCGTTGGCGCCGATCGCACCGCCGCTATCGAGCGCGACGTTCCAGCCGGTCCACCCGGAAAAATGAAATGGACCGTCGGTGATCGTTCCGCTTTGCAGCCGACCATCTACAAGGATGTCGGCTGCAAGACAATGATCGGGACACCAGCCGACCCACACGCGAACACCGATGCCGAGGGCGGTCACTTGTAGAACTCGGCCACGGCGCACCACGAGTACGCAGTCAGCAAGACGAGCACACAGGCCAGCGAATACAACGACCAGAACCAGCCCGCGAACGTCAGCGAGGCGCGGCGCCAGGAGGCGGGGCGGAGGTTGGCGCGGTAGGCGTAGTCGACCGAGATCATTGCACCACCTCCAGCACATCCCGCGCTTCGCTCACGGACAGTGAGTCGATGCCGTACGCGTCCATACCGATCCAGACCACGTCGATGTAATCCTCGCCAACGCGTTTCACGACAGCCCGCGCGCCTTCCTTCAGGTCGTACCAATCTCTCCGGAGAGCCACCTGATCGTTGATTGCGTAATCCATCATCCCTCCTGGAACGAGCATCGAGTTGCAGATTAGGAAACATCCTAGTTTCCAAAATGGAAACCGTCAAGCAAAAAAAAGCCCCGAAGAACGGGGCAATCTTAAACCATGGGACGGAAGGTCAGGCGGTGTGATTCCGTTTGGCCCGGACCAGGCTCAGGAGATCTGCCCGGAACCCCGGGGTCACCACGTCATACACATCGGCGAATTCGAGCTTCTCGCGCGGCACACCCGACGCGAGCGCGACCAGCTTCCATTTCTCTATGTGGAAGTAGGCTGCCGCCCGCTCCAGGTCCGCTTCATCGAACGAGGACTGACCGCGCTCTTTCTTGCTGAGCGTGCCTTTCTCCATCACCAGGACGTCGGCCAATGCCGCCACGGTCATGCCCCGCTGCTTCCGCATTTCGCGGATCAGCTCACCCATCTGCCGGTCGTATTTCATGAATCTCAGGATCTGGCAGCCCGTCTCAGAGGGCAAATCCAAGATCGAAACACTGAGGGGCTTGGCAGTTTCCAAAAAGGAAACTATATTGTGGTCCATGGACACTCCTTTGCGCAGAGCGCGATTGAACGCAAACCGGACGCTGACCGATGTCGCCCATGCGGCGGGGATCGCGAAAGGCACGCTTTCCCGCATAGAAACCGGCGGCTACACGGCGTCGACGAAGCTCGCTGAAAAGCTCTCCTCCATCCTCGGCAACGTGACCGAGTTGGAGATCCTCTATCCCGAGCGATACCCGGCTAAGGCGGCACCCCGCCGAAAGAATGGACGCGCTGCATGATCTCCCCTTCATGTAGTACGGACATTCAGCGTAGCGGCCACCGGCCTGTAACGCTACTGACTTACTTGTCAATTTTTGCGTCATGCCTGCGGTCCATGCCCCGCCGCACCCATCCCCAACAGGCAGAGACCGACCTCCCCTCGGCGCTGAGGGTGTCGGCGGGGCGCCTCTCGTTCGCTGTTCATAACGCCATCGTCGGGTAACCGATATGCAAGCGCACGCCAGCGATCACGTCATCACGCCCGCCCCGTGCAAGGGCATGCAACGCGATGAGACCGCGCGCAAGAACACGACAGCCATCCTGAAAGCGGCCCGTTCAGTCGGCCAGATGAACATCGCCGAATACGCCGGTGTGACCGAGTCGATGGCGTCCCGCTGGTGTGCGGAGAACGTCGATGCCCTGGGCAAGGCCATCGCGGCCATGGGCTACAAGCTCGTGCCGATCCACGCCAAGTGCGTGAAGGATCAGCAGACGCTGGACTCGCTGCTGCACTGGGCGCGGATCGGGATGAATTCACTGCGTTCAGCAGAAGACCTTTTCGAGGATCCCGAATGAGCAGCAAGCGAAGCCAGCGCAATACGCGCGCCTTCCACCGTGGCCCGGGCGGCAAGAAGAATCCGCCCGGCACCAAGCTGCTGAGACGGGTCGACGCCTACCGCAAGAGCACCGGCGTGAACTACGCGCTGCTCGTCGAGCGCTCCTGCTACGGGCGGAGAAGTGAGCGGTTCTGATGGCAGCCCGCAAAGCCATACCAAAAGGTCTGCGCTTCGAGGTATTCAAGCGCGACCAGTTCACCTGCCAATACTGCGGCGCGCACCCGCCTGCTGTGATCTTGCACGTCGATCACATCAATCCCGTTGCGCTGGGCGGCGAGAACGAGATCGACAACCTCGTCGCTGCCTGTGATGCCTGCAATCTCGGCAAAGGCGCGGTACCGCTCACGAACGTGCCGCAGTCGTTGGCGAGTAAAGCCTCCGAGATCGCGGAGCGTGAAGAGCAGTTACGTGGCTACCAGGAAATTCTGGAAGCAAAGCGCAACCGTCTCGAAGACGAAACGTGGCGAGTCGCGGAAGAGATGAAGCCGGGATGCTCGGATGCGGGCTATCCCACCGATCAGCTTCGTTCGATCCGCATGTTCATCGAAAAAATCGGCGTTCACGAAGTGCTCGATACGGCAGAACTCGCCCGCTCGAAGATAGCCGACTGCGGAGATCGTCGTCTGTTTCTCTACTTCTGCAAGGTGTGCTGGAACAAGATCAGGGGGGACCAATGAGAGAGTACGGCCAGATCCAGTGCGGCTTCTGGTCGAGCGAGGACACTCAGCCACTGAGTGAGCGCGCGAAGCTATTCGCATGCTACCTCCTGACCGGCCCGCACTCGAACGGACTGGGTTGCTACAAGCTGCCCGACGGCTACATCAATGCGGATTTCGGTTGGTCGTCCGAAACCATTGCTGAAGTGTTTCTGGAACTGTTTCAGATAGGGTTTGTTGAGCGGTGTGAAAGCACCTGGTTCGTGCTGCTTCCCAACTTCCTGCGATGGAACCCGATCTCGAACTCGAACATCGCGAAAGCGCGCGTGAAAGAGTTCGATTTGGTGCCGAAGAAAGCCAGTATTCACCCGCATTTATGCGCCGTCATGATGGGTTACGGCAACCATTTCGAAACGAATACAAAAACCCTTTTGAAAGGATTTGCGGAACGGTATAGCAAACAGGAGAGGAAAGGAGAGGAGAGGAACCAACCCTTTCTCAGTCGAGAGAACAGGGTAGTAGGACTAGGGGAAGATCCTCCCACGCACGCACACACGTACGCACACGCGCGAGGGGACGGCACCCATGGCTGAAGCCGCCCGCCGCCCGCCTGACGCGAACGACCTGCATCGGGTGCTGGCCGGCCAGTGGCGCGACTGCCTGCTCGGCCTCGGCATCGACGAAGCCGCCCTCCGAAAGCGCAACAGTCCATGCCCGATGTGCGGCGGGAAGGACCGCTACACCTGGACCGACTACCGCGACCGAGGAAATTATCACTGCCGCCAGTGCGGCGCCGGGGACGGCTTCAAGCTGCTCATGGGCGTCCACGGCTGGAGCTTCCGCGAAGCCCTGCAGGCCGTCGCCGGCTATCTCGGCTACGACACGTCCATGCCTGAGCGCCAGGCACGTCCCGCGCCGCGCCGCGAGCCGGAACGCGCCCAACTCACCGCCCGTGGCCGAGATCTGCTCAAGGGCACGACGTCGCCGGAGATGGTGCCGGACGTGGTCGAGTACCTGCGATCGCGGAAGCTGTGGCCGTTGAACACGACGAACGACCTGCGCGCACACGTCGGCGTCGATTACTTCCGCCGACTGAACGACGGCGAGAAAGCCATCGAGCGCATCGGCCGATTCCCGGCGATGGTCGGTGTCGTGCGCGATCTTGCCGGCGAGTCGGTGACGGTTCACACAACGTATCTCGAAAACGGTACCAAGCTCGATCGCGGTGACGAATGCCCGTCGCGCAAATTGCTGTCGCCGGTCACGGGTCGAGTCGGTTGCGCAGTGCGTCTGATGCCGATCACGGAACGAGTCCTTGCCGTCGCCGAAGGGATCGAAACCGCGTTATCCGCTTCAGCCCTGCACGACAACATCGCGACGTGGTCATGCCTGAATGCGGGCCTGCTGGCGAAGTTCGTACCGCCGCCGGATGTGCATCGTCTCGTCATCTTCGCGGACAAGGACATCGCCGGGCTAGAGGCCGCATTGAAGCTGACGGAAGAACTCGACGGTCGTTGCGCAGTGGAAACGCGCATACCGCCCGGTGCGTTCAAGGATTGGAACGACGTGCTGCGAGGGCCGCTGCAGTGAACGAGCAATGGCAGCCAGTCGTTGGGTACGAAGGCATCTACGAAGTCAGCGATCAAGGGCGATTCCGATCACTCGATCGCGTCGACGCTTCCGGAGCGAGGCGCAAAGGTAGAGTAATTGCTGGACGAGATAACGGCTGCGGCTATCTCAGAGTCGCGTTGTGCGTAAACGGCAAGCAAGTAACAGCCAAGCTGCATCGTCTCGTGCTCGAAGCGTTTGTCGGGCCGTGCCCGAAGGGAATGGAAGCGTGCCACTTCCCGGATCGCGATCGAGCGAACAATCGGCTAGAGAACTTGCGTTGGGATACCCGATCGCAGAACCAGAAGGATTCGATAAAGCACGGCACAAGGTATGACCCATCGTTAGAGACGCGCGGAGAAAGTCATCCATTTGCGAAACTGAAGGAAAAGGAAGTTCGCGAAATCAGAGGCCGCCGTGCCGCAGGCGAGTCGATTAAGACCCTGGCAAGAGAATTCGGGGTGCATCGCAATCACGTGAGCAAAGTGGCGCGAGGGTTCGCGTGGAAGCATGTCGGAGCAGCGTTATGAACGACTTCTTCGGCCACGTCCCGCGCAATGCCATTGTCCTGCGCGATTATCAGGAACACGGCATCGCGCTGCTCGATCAGGCCCTCGCCATGGGCCGCGAAGCGCCGCTGTTCGTGGCCCCGACCGGCAGCGGCAAGACCACGTGGGCGGCCTGGCTCATCAAGCGCGAAGTCGAGCGCGGCGGCGCGGCGCTGTTCCTGGCACCACGCAGGGAACTCATACGCCAGGCCAGCACCCGCCTGCGCGACGCCGGCATCTACCACGGCGTCCTGCTGGCCGGTGAGGGCCATCTCGAAGATACCGATCTGCCGGTGCAGGTGGCGAGCATCGACACGCTGATCTCGCGCGCCTTCCGCCGTCGCCAGGAACTCGACCTACCCGACTTCTCGCTCGTCATCGTCGATGAGGCCCATCTTGCGGTCACTGAGCGCCGCAAGGAGCTGCTCGACCTGTGGCCGGACGCCATCCTGCTCGGCCTCACCGCAACACCGGTACGACGGGATGGCCGGGCGCTCGGCATGCTGTTCGATGCGCTGGTCGAACCGACCAGTGTGAAAGCCCTGACCGAAGCGGGCCATCTGGTGTCAGCGCGCTACTTCAGCCTGTCGGAACCGGACCTTCGCAAAGTCCGCATCACGGCCGGCGACTTCAACGCGAAAGACCTCGAGGAACTGGTCAACAAGCAGGAACTCGTCGGCGACATCGTCAGGCACTGGCTGCAACACGCCGCCGGCAGAAGGACGGTCGTCTTCGCCACCTCGATCGCGCACTCGATCGCGCTCGCTGGAACCTTCCTGCAGAACGGCGTGGCCGCGGAGCACGTCGACGCCGAGACACCGACCTGGGAACGCGAACAGATCTTCGAGCGCTTCATCAGCGGCCAGACGCAGGTGCTGACGAACTGCTTCCTGGCCAGCTACGGCTTCGACCTGCCGGCGCTGTCGTGCGTGGTTCTCGCGCGTCCGACGAAGAGCCTGATGCTCTACCTGCAGATGATCGGTCGTGGCCTCCGTCCTGCTGAAGGCAAGACCGACTGCCTCGTGCTCGATCACGCCGGCTGCGTCCATCTGCACGGCTTCGCGGATACCCAGTGGCACTGGACCCTCGACGGCACGATGAAGCTCGGCAAGGGCGATGACACCCGCCCGAAAAAGGAAGGCGACGCGAAGCTCATCGACTGCCCGGAATGCTTCGCCGTGTTCTCGAAAGCGATCATCTGTCCCGAGTGTGGCTACCAGCTTCGAAAAGCCGGCAAGGACTTGGAAGTCGCGGAAGGCGAACTCGTCGAACTCAATGCCACGGTGAAGCCGCTCGGCGATCCGAAGTTCTTCGCCGAGCTCCGAGGCTTTGCCGGTGAGCGCGGCTACAAGCGCGGCTGGGCAGCGTTCAAGTACAAAGAAAAATTCGGCGTCATGCCGCCGTGGGACTGGAACAACGATCCGCCCTGCACACCGTCGATCGAGACGACGCGCTGGATCCGATCACGCCAGATCGCCTGGGCGAAGGCGCAGGGTAAGGCGAGGAAGACGGCATGACCCGCGCAGAACTCGGCGACGCCATGCGCACCGCAGTCCGCAATCACTGCCACCGGACTCAAGCGCCCGAAGGCCACTACGACGCGTGCCTCGCGGACCTGCGTCAGGAGCCGGAAGAGTCGTGGCCGTTTTGGTTGAGTTACTTCCGTGGTGAATTGGCATGAGCGCATTTCGTGACATTACCGGGCAGAAATTCAATCGACTGACAGCGATAGAAGTAGCGGAACGCAAAGGTTGCTACACGATGTGGCGGTTCATTTGCGATTGCGGCCAGGAGAAAGTGGCAAGAGTTTCTCATGTAACGAGCGGGGCTATCGCGAGTTGTGGCTGCTATCAAAAAGAACGACAAACAGAGTCCGCAACGAAGCACGGCATGTCGAACACCCGTATATGGCGGATATGGATGCTAATGCACCAGCGCTGCAGAAACCCGAATAGCACGCCTTATCCGTGGTATGGCGCGAAAGGAATCAAAGTGTGCGACGCATGGAAGACGTTCGAACAGTTCTATGCAGACGTAGGGGATCCGCCATCTGAATCACATTCTATAGATCGCATAAACCCATACGGAGATTACGAGCCGAATAATGTTCGGTGGGCCACGCCAAAGCAGCAGCGACAAAACACGAGAGAGAATTATCATGCTCCGGCGACTGGTTGATTATTTGATTCGCAGGGCAGAGAAAACGCCTTATATCCATCTACATGGATATTTGGAGCGCTACTGGTTGTTCCCGTACGGCAGTCTGCCCTTCGGGATCGCCATTCGACTGCATCACATCCTGCGCTCGGACAACGATCGCCACCTGCACGATCACCCGTGGGCGTTCCTGAGCATCGTGCTGCGCGGCGGCTACTGGGAGCAGCGCAGTTGCCGGTGCTGCTTGGACGGCAACTGCGGCTATGCACCGTGTCGCTGGCGTGGACCGGGCAGCATTGCATTCCGCCGAGCATCGACGTGGCACCGACTGGGACTGCCATCGGCGATCGATGCTGACTCGTCATGCTGGACGCTGTTCATCTCGTTTCGCGCGAAGCAGGACTGGGGCTTCCTGGTCGACGGCGAGAAGGTGCTCGCCAAGGACTACCTCGGCGACCGGTTCATCGACACGAAGTACGAGGGGGCTGTATGAGCCGCGCCGAAACCAACATCCTGTGCTATCTCGAAGCGGCTGGTCGCACGAGTTACGTGAAAATCTGCGACCACTTCAGCCTTATGTCGAAGAACGTCATCGACGACACGTTGACCATGCTCATCGAGCGCGGACTGATAGGCGTCACTCAGGAAGGACGCCCATGGGAATACTGGTCGCTGAGAACCGGCGACAAACCGAAGCCCACCGCGTATGCGACCGCACTCGAGTGGGTCCAAACACAAAACGAATTCACCACGGCCGAATTCAGGGACGCCATGCCGGCCAAGAAAGCGCGCGCCGTCGAATACCTCGGCGTACTTGAAGAGAAAGGCGAGATCGTCGCCGCTGGTCGCGGCCGGTGGCGCAGAAATACACCCAGCGAAGCAGCAACGCGCGAGGCCGGTGCACCGGCCCCGACAGAAGTACCGGAGGCGGTTGCAACGCCCGAACCGGTCGGGGACGCCCCTGTCGTGAGCGCACCAGAAAGTCCGCCGCCGGTAATGGGGCCGGCGGCGGCATTCGCTGATCAGTGGACGCCGGAAGAACTGACCGAGATGTTCGAGCCGGAAGATGTGCCCTATGTGCCGAACAAAGTGCCGAGCGTCGACAAGATACTGAAGCTGCCGCACGCCGAATTCCGCATGACCAACGGCGAGGTCGAGATAGTCGTCACCGGCTCGCCGTCTGAGGTGCACCGCGTCGTGTCGATGCTCGATCAGGCGCTGATGGCGTAACTCCACGCGGAACATTCAACCCAGGAGACAGCTATGGAAAACCAACACCGGCTCATGAAGGGCTATCGCGACCTGACGCAAGTCGAGATCGATCTCATCAACGAGTGCAAGGAACTCGATGCGCAGTGCGAAGCGATGGTCGCGAAGCTCCGAGCCACGGCCGGGCTCGATCAGCGCTTCATCAGCATCGGCCACACCGACTTGCAGAAGGGCTGGATGGCCGTGATCCGCGGCATCGGACAGCCGACGACCATCTAACCCGAGGACAAGACCAGTGGAAAACTCACCGTTCCTGCCAATGCCGCGCTACCGCTGCCACAAGGAAGTGAGGGCGATGAAGATCGCAACCGTCGAGGTCGTCAAGACCGTCGAAGACGACGAAGTCAGTCACGGCATCCTCTGGCCGGTAAACCATCACCACGATCGGATCCGGGTCAGCGCTGCCTATCTCAAGAAGCACGAGCCTGAACCGGGTGGCTACTACGTCCTCTATCAGGATGGCTACGAGTCGTGGTCTCCGGCGGGCGCCTTCCAGGAAGGTTACACCCTCATCGGATGACCCAGACCTTCGTCATCTTCGACGCCGCCGGCCGCGACCGCCTGATCGAGTCGCTGCGCGAGCTGCCGCTCGACCCGGTGCGGCCTTGGACGTTCAAGCTGGTGCCGTTCGTCGATCCGCCGACGCCGCGGCAGAAGGGCTATTACCTGGGCGTCGTGCTCCGGGCGCTGTGCGATTACACCGGCTACACGCCGCGCCAGATGCACGAGGTCTTGATCGAGCGGTTCGAGGTGGAAGCAGGGTGCGCCGTGCCTGGGGATCCCGAGCTGCTCGACGTCCAAGAATCGAAAGCGGTCTATTCGCAGTTCATCGAACTTGTCATCGGCTGGGCGTCGACGCTCGACTGCTACATCCCGCCGCCGGAGCGTCGCTGATGGAATACGTGGTCTACATAGCGATCTGGATCCTATGCGGCGTGCACGCGGCCGGCGAAAGCGTGGCGTATTTCAAGAATGCCGGCATACCTCCGAAAAGGCTGAAGGTGCATGCGTGGACTGACGTGGCGTTTGGCCCGATTGCGATGGCGCTGAACATCTACTACGGCCTGAGCGGCCACGGCTGGCGTGCTTGGTGGAAAGACTGATGAGACGCCGCAACATCCATCAGGCGGTACTGACGCTGCACCCGGACGTCCCGGGCCAGGAGCGCAGGCCGGACGATGGGTTGCAGGAGATAGAAATTCAGGCCGCGATCATGCGGCTGCTCGCGCGTCACCCGGCCGTTGCATGGGTTCGCAGAATGAATTCGGGCGCCGGCAAGCTCGCCTACGACGACGGCGGTAAGAGCCGGTTCATCCGGTTCGGCTTCCCTGGGTGTCCTGACATCTGGTGCCAGCTCAAGGACGGCAGGCTTTGTGTCATCGAATGCAAGACGGCGACGGGCACGTTGACCCCCGAACAAGCCGCGTTCCTTGCCCTGGTCAACGAATCCTACGGTGTCGCATTTGTGGCCCGTTCTGTCGACGACGTCATCACAAACCTCAAAAGGAGGATCCCATGACCACAGCAGCAGAAGTCAACCAGCAAGCCGCCGCCAAGCGCCAGGCCGCAGCCGAAGCGAAGCAGCAGTCGAAGAGCGAGCAGCGCATGGAATACCTGATCGAGTTCCTCGAGAACAAGGTCCAGGAGATGTTCGCGCTGGACAAAGAGCGCGAGGCGATCGATGCCGAGATGGATCAACTGAAGGCGAAGAAAAAAGCCTTGAACGATCGCTCGAAGGCGCTCTACGAGGATCTGGAGGTCGAAGGGCTCGATCGCTACGCCTTTCAGGACACCCACAAGCAGGCCGGTCGCACCGAGTCGGAACGCGTCAAATACGAGGCGACTCGCCGGCTGTCCTGGTCGGCCCACGGCCTGGAGACGGGTGAAAGCCTTGACTGGGTCAAGCGCCTGGAAGAAGAGCGCACCGAGCACTGAGTGTGAAAGCCTACCGCAACCGCAAGCTGCTCGAGGTCGTCCACGTGCTCACCTGTCAGAGCACGCTGGACGGCTGCAACCTGCGTCCGGTGCAGGCAGCTCACAGTGACGACAGCCAGCACGGTAAATGCCTCTCGCGGAAAGCGCACGACTGCTTCATCGCGGCGATGTGCGGCCCGGTCTGTGGCCGTCCTGGCTGCCACTACGCGATCGGCAGCGGGCATCGACTCAACCGAGAGGACCGTCGTGAAGCCTGGCGCCACGCCTGGCGCGCGACGTTTGCCCTGCTCTATGCCCACGGGCTGATCGTGGTGCCGAAGCTGGATGTCGAAGAGTGGTCGCGGGTGACGGGCGGAATGCTGTGGCCGGCGGAAGGGCGGGATACGGTGGCGGCGCTGCCCGGGCGGATACCTGATCCGGTATGGCTCGATCTGTGGCAGAGCGGGCGGGCGCGGGTCGCGTGAGCCTCCCCCAGCAGCGCCTGGACACCCGTCCCGGCCATCTCCACCGCGCCGTCCGACCGGCGAAACCTTGTGACTGCGGCCGCTCCTGGCGTGACGCAGAAGCCTACAAAACCGGCAGCAAGCTCCCGACCAAGCGGTGGGTGCTGCGCTGTGAGTGCGGGCGAATTCGGTTCTGCGGAGGCATGTGATGACAGCACTACGGAGGAATGCCATGACCAGGCAGGAACTGCTCGAGGCCCGACTGGAACGTTGGGCGCGCTGGTGGCGCGATGCCAATGCCATCCCGACCGGCGGCTACCCGAATCCCTTGGCTGGACTGGTCGGCGAGGGCATGGAGGTGGATCGCGGCAGCCGGGCGGTGAACCGCAGCCTGGACGCGATGCGGCAGATCCGAAAAAGCCTGACCGAGCGGATCAAGGCCGCTGGGGACGATCAGGACGAGATCGATCGGCTCAAGCGCGTCAGGCGGAAATTCCCGACGACTCCGACAGCGCTACCCTGGGCGAGCCTGATCCACGGCACCGGGCCGCGACCCGATCCTGACTGCCCGGAAGAAGAGGAAACGGAGCTCGCGGTGGCGGCGTTGATGGTGTCGTTACAGACCGTAGTGCACATGGAATACCGTCGAGATCTGCCGCAGGAGCAGAAGGCGAAGGAACTCGGCTACGCGCGGACGACCTACCGGCGGCGGCTGGAAGAGGCACACCGCGAGCTGATGTACCGTCTCGGCATTTGACAAGTGGCCCAAGATGGGCATACTTTCAGGCAAGTTCCCAGACGTGACACCGAAGCCCGCCCTCGCGCGGGCTTTTTCGTGTCTGGCCCTTTCAATTGCGCGGTAGAGCAGTGGCTTAGCTCGTCTGGCTCATAACCAGAAGGTCGCCGGTTCGAGTCCGGCCCGCGCTACCAACACCGGAGGCCGCCATGTACCGATTCAGCGCTCGGTCATCGCGGAATCTGCAGGGCGTCCACCCCGACCTGGTGCGCGTGGCGCATCGTGCCTTGGCGCTGACGAACATCGACTTCGGCGTCATCGAAGGTCTACGCACTGCCGCCCGCCAGGCGCAACTGCTCGCGGCCGGCGCCTCAACCGTCCAGGTCTCGCGTCATCAGTCCGGTCATGCGATTGACGTGATGGCCTACGTCGGTCCTCGCGGGTCGTGGGAGCTGCCGCTGTACTGCGAGATCGCGCTCGCCTTCAAACGTGCCGCGCTACAGGAGGACGTCCCGGTGCGCTGGGGCGGGTGCTGGGCGCTGCTGTCGACACTGCCGGCGAGCGCTGACGCCATTCACGACCGCGTGCAGAAGTACGGGGCTGATCGTCGCGCGCAAGGACGACGGGCGCTGATTGACGGGCCGCACTTCGAGCTGCCGACGAGCGTGTACGGATGAACGAGTGGCTGGACATCGCGGCGCGGGTCAAAGCGGAATGGGGGATCCCGCTGTTCGTCGCCGTGTCCTACACGTTCACCTGTCTGTTCGCGATCTCTCAGGTGCGTGCGGCTCGGCTGGACCGATCTTATACACGCAAACGGGAGTTGACCCGGCTACAGGTGCGCGCGCTGGCATTCCTTGTCGGCGCGCCGATGCAGTTGTTGGTCGGTTATCTCTGGGGTCTGCCCGGTGAGCAGGCCGCAGTGCATGCCGTAGCGGCCGGCCTGGCCGCGCCGGTCGTGGCTGATCTCTGGATAGCCGTGCTGCGCTGGCGGGGCTGTCACGAATCGGCAGATGTGTTCAAGGTCGCCCGCAATCGACGCGCTGAGGACGGCGATAACACAGGGGAGATGACGCGGCTATGACGGATCCCATTACGCAGCAGGCGCGAGACACGGCGGCCGCACAGCAGCATCGCGACATGGGCCAGCTCAGCGCGATGATCGGCGAGACCGTCTTGCGTATGGATCGTATCGAGGGCCGATTCAAGTCCGTCGATGAACGCCTCGTTCAGGTGCTGGCTGTGGTCGGTAGGACAGAAGTGAAGAACGTCCTGCTGTCTGCCGTGGTCGGGGCCTTCTGCGGGTGTATGTCAGGCATGGCGACGGCTGGCTTCATGCTGCATTACGCCGTCACCGAGGGGTGGTTCAGATGATCTTCAGCAAGCCGCTCATCGCCGCCATCGCCGGCTGTCTGCTGATGTCTGGGTTACTCGTGCTCGAGCGCGTCCGACATGACGCAACCCGCGCCAAGGTCGACGAGCTCGGACGACGGGTCATCACGCTGCAGACCGAACTCAAGCACGCCGGTGCCATCAATGGCCGTCTCACCGCTGAACGCACCGCCTACCAGCAGGCGCAGCGTGCCCTCGCCACGGCGCTCGAGGAAGCTGACCGGAAGCGCAAAGCCGATGAAGCGAAAGTACGGCAGGCGAAAGCTGAGGCGACACAACGTGACCGCGACCGCCGTGCCCGTCCTGACGTGCCACCACCCGAGGAAATGGCCGATGCGCTCGCTGACGCTGCTCGCGCTTTGTAGGAGGGATTCCGATGCGACTCACTGAACAGAATCCGCGCTGGCTATCGACGGGCGGCGAAGGCGTGACGCGCAACGGCGAGCCGGTACCGTATCGCTCGAAGATTGGCATGACGTTCAATTGCCCGTGCGGCGCCGAGGGCGAACGCGTGGCGATCTACTTCGAGAACCCGCCCGATGGCGGTCCGGCAGTGGGTGAGCCCGCGTGGCGCCGTGAAGGCGACGACTTCGAAACCATGACACTTTCGCCTTCGCTGCAACGAGCCGACCCTGGTGGATGCAACTGGCACGGCTATTTGCGTGCCGGCTCGTTCGAGCCGTGCTGAGCCGAGCGCCGTGAGAATTCCGGAATATTCCCGGATATTCGGGAGAATTCGGGAATTCACGTTCATTGCGACGGTGTCCATGCTCGTCGGCTGCGGCGGCGGAACGAAACCCGATCCGATCGTGCTCGTCGACGTCGCCGAGCCGTTGATCTGTCCTGAGCCGGTCCTACCAGGCCCGCCGGCCGAGCTGACTGCACCGCTCGCGTTGGAAACGCCGACCCTGCTACCGGTGGGCGAGGGTGATTACGGGATCACGCGTGCCGGCGTCGAGATGATCATCGACGGCTATCGGGCTCTGCGTGAACGCGAGGCGCTGTGGCGAGCGTGGGCGATGCAATGATTCCATCTGCAGTATGGACAAGCCTGATCCATGGCAACGGACCGTTCCTGGTTGGCCCTGAACTATTCTGGCAGTTCATGCAGCACAAGGGCTTCATTCGACTCTCGCCGATTACAGGCCGCTTTGCCGGCCGACTGGTGGCGACCATGGAAATGCCTGAACGCCTGGGTATCGTGGATGCCGCGTTCGCCGAATTGAAGCAGACGCTGCGGCCATGGATGGGGCTGTGGTGAAACTTTGCCCCAGCCCCTACACGGCTCCGCTCAGCGACGTGCCGGCGCTGCTGCGACAGATTGCTGACGAGATAGAGCGAGACGAAGAGGGCGCGAAGGCGTGCATCGTCATCATCGATTGGGTCGGTAGCCATCAGGATTACGGTTGCGACGTCCGATTGACAGGCCGCGACGGTGATCCGCTCCGCTCACTCGGGCTGCTGACCGTGGCAACCGATGATCTGGTCAGCGCCATCAACGGCGGCGAAATCACTCGCGTGGTAAAGCGTCGTGAACCGGACTGACTACATCGTCATCCTGACGCTGGTCGCGATGGCCGTGCTGACGGTGGCCTGGGCGGCCCGTGCCGACGGTTACGCCCGCAATTACTCGAGCGAATGCCCGACGTGGGCCCGTCTCGTGGAAAGGATCGAAGCGCTGCCGGCCGCGCAGCGGGAATGGGACACCTGGATGAGAGAAGCCGACCAGGTCGTGCAGCGCTACGTCCTCAGTGCCCGTAATTGGATCGACGCCGGCCTGACGGGTCGGCAAGCCTGGGGCGAGTGTAGGTCGTATTGAAATGGCCAGGAAACTGACGCCTAAACAGGAACGGTTCGTCGCCGAATACCTGAAGAACGGCAACAACGCATCAGCCGCTTACCGCGCCGCTTACAAGGCGGAACGGATGACTTCTAAGACGGTCAGTGAAGCGGCCTGTCGGATACTGAAAAACAGCAAAGTCGCTGCAAGGATTGCGGCGGCAGCGGAAAAGACCGTCAAACGCGCCGAAGTGAGCACCGCAAGAGTGCTCGAGGAAGCCGCCCGCGTAGCCCTCTCAGACCTGCGCCAGATCTTCGACGAACACATGAATCTGAAGCCGATTCACGAATGGCCGGACGGCATCGCGTCGGCGATCGCCAGCGTCGAAGTGACCAGTATCGGCGGCGAAGAAGGACTGAAGTACGTCACCAAGGTGCGCGCTTGGCCCAAGGCAGCGGCACTCGACATGCTGATGAAACACATGGGTCTGTATGAGAAAGACAACGCGCAGAAACGCCCGCACGAGTCACTGACCGATGAACAGCTCCGCGCTGCAATCACTGACGCGCTCGGAATTGCTGAAAGCGTACCTGCTGGCAAACGAAGCGAAGACGCGGGCAGCACAAGCAAGCCTGACCAAGTTCACTGAGGCTGTCGGTCTAGGATTCCAGCCAGCACGGCATCACCGTTACCTGATCGAACGTCTTGAAGCGGTCGAGCGCGGTGATATCAAGCGCCTGATGGTGTTCATGCCGCCCGGGTCGGCCAAGTCGACTTACGCCAGCATTCTGGCGCCGGCCTGGATGATCGGACGCAACGGCAAGCGCTCGATCATCGCCGCTTCGCACACAGCTACCCTGGCCGAGCGGTTCGGCCGCAAGGTGCGTAACCTCGTCGGCGCTGCTGAGTACGCCGAGATCTTCAAGACCCGGCTCGCGCCAGACTCGATGGCCGCCGCGCGCTGGGCGACGCAGGACGGCGGTGAATACCTCGCCTCGGGTGTCGGCGCCGCCATCGTCGGCTTCCGCGCCGATATCGCCATCATCGACGACCCGATTGCAGGACGAGAACAGGCGGACTCCGAGACCGAACGCGAGAAGACCTACCAGTGGTATCTGAACGACCTCTGGACTCGACTGAAACCAGGTGCCGCGGTCGTGCTCATCATGCAGCGCTGGCATGAGGATGATCTCGCCGGACGACTACTGCGCGACATGGAAGCCGGCGGCGAGCGCTGGGAAATAGTCAAGCTGCGCATGGAGGCCGAGTCCGATGACCCGCTGGGTCGGGAACCGGGCGAGCCGCTGTGGCCGGAATGGTTCACCGACGGCATGCGCGACCAGGCCAAGCGTGATGTGCGGTCGTGGTCAGCGCTCTACCAACAAGACCCGGTGCCGGTCGGAGGTGGTGAGATCAAAGCCGATTGGTTCCAGCGCTATCGCAAGACCGAAGACGACGGCAAGGGCCTGCGCTACATCCTCGTCGACCCGGCTGGCGAGCGGAAACCCGGAAGGAAAGGGCGCAAGGACAACACCGCCATGGGTGTGTTCGAAACCCGTGCCGATGGCAACGTCTACCTACTCGACGGCGTCCGTGAACGCATCGGACTCATCGAGCGCACCGACATCCTGTTCGAGTGGGTCGCGAAGTACAAGCCGCAGCTCGTCGGCTATGAGCAGTACGGCATGCAGTCGGACAGCGCGCACATCCAAGACCGGATGGAACGCGATCAGTACCGGTTCCGGCTCATCGAGCTGGGCGGCAGCCTGCGCAAGGAAGACCGCATCCGGCGCGTTATCCCGCGCCTCGAGCGCGGTGGGCTGTGGTTCCCGACGCAACTGATGCGCACCGCCGCTGATGGTACGCGCTACGACCTCATGGCCAACGTCATCGATCAAGAAGTGAAAGGCTTCCCGGTGGCGCCCTATGACGACTTCCTCGACATGCTGTCGCGCCTCGAAGACCTCGAGGAACAGCGATTGCTGAAGTTTCCCATGATCGAGAAAACGAAACTCAAAACCACCGCCGGCCGCGGGCCGAGCGGATCAAGCTGGATGGCTGCATGAACAACGTCGTCGCAATGCCGAAACCGGTCAAGCCCACGGCCTGTGCGGATTGCCACGGCGAACTGTTCCGCATCTACATGACGCAAGCCCATCCCGCCGGCCGTCGTGGCGCCATTCGGATCGCCTGCGCAGCGTGCGACAAGACCATCATGGAGCAGAGTGGTGGCGACTGAGACCCAGGAAGCCAACGCCCCGCTCGCGGGCGACGCTGAAATCATTCAGGAGATGCTCGACAACTACGAGCTCGCCTATGAGTTCGAGCGGGAGAACCGCGAAGCCGCGGAGAAAGACCTCGCCATCCTCGCCGGCAACACCTGGTCAGAAGCGGACAGGCAGCAGCGTGAGGCAGATGGTCGTCCCTGCATGCAGTTCCCGCTGCTGAACCAGTATACGGATCAGGTCATCGGCGACTGGCGACAGAACCGCGCCGAGATCATCGCCCGTCCCGGTGAGGGCCAGATGGCACCCCGTGAGTTCGTCACGGAGCAGGGCCAGAAAGTCGAAGCCCACGAAGCCTATGCCGGTCTCATCCGCGCCACGGTCCGTGATGGGGGCGCGAAAGAAGCCCGCGACATGGCGTTCGAACAGGCCGTGTCCTCCGGTTTCGGACATTACCGTATCGTCACCGAGTATTCGAAGACCGGCTTCGATCAGGTCATCAAGTATCACCGGATCACCGATCAGTTCTCCGTCTACTGGGATCCCTCCGACTATTCGTACAGCCGAGAGAATGCATGGTGGTGCCAGATCGTTGTCACGATGCCCAGGAAGTCATTCGAGCGGGACTTTCCTGGTGCGATGTCTGCCGCTGATCTCCCGGTACCGACCCATCTGCAGGACTGGTTTGCCGGAGACACTGTCAGAGTCGGTGAGTATTTCCGCAAGGTCCCGGTCAGTCGAACGATTGTCCTGCTCTCCGATGGCCGAGTGGTCGACGCCGATCAGTTGGAACCGATCGCCGACGAACTCAAGACTCAAGGGATCACGGTCGTCAAGGACCGCACCATCCAGGATCACAAGGTCGAGTGGTACAAGGCCACCGGTCTAGAAATCTTGGAACGTCAGACCGACTATCCGGGGCGTTACATTCCGATCGTCTCGGTCTGGGGCAAGGAGCAGAACAGCGGTGGTGGCCGTATCCGCTACCGCAGCCTCATCCGTTACGCCCATGACGCCCAGCGCATGGTCGACTACATGCGCACCGCTGGAATCGAACGTATAGCCCTCGAGCCCAAGGTGCCGTTCATCATCGGTGCCAGCCAACTCGGCGACTACCAGGGACTGTGGAAGACGGCGAACTACATGACGCACGCCTTCCTGCCCTACGACGACAGCGTCAATCCCAACCCACCGCAGCGACAGTTCCCACAGCAGGCCGCGACGGGGATGTTGCAGGAAGCGAATCAAGCCCGGGAAGACATCAAGGGTGCTGTTGGAATGTACGACGCTGGTGTCGGGAATCGATCGAACGAGACTTCAGGCAAGGCCATCATGGCGCGTCAGCGGGAAAGTGACGTCATGTCGTTCCCGTTCATCGACAACATGGGCCGTTCGCTGAACTACGAGGCCAAGGTCGTCTCAGATCTCATCCCGAAGATCCTGGATACCCGCCGTGCCGCAAGGATGCTGAATGCCGACGAGTCCGAAGTCAGCCTGATCGTGAATCAGGAGATACGAGACGAGCAGACCGGGCAGATGGTCAAGCTGAACGACCTCTCGATCTGCAACTTCGAAGTCTCCGTGGACATCGGCCCCAGTTACACCACGCTGCGACAGGAAGTGTCCGATCAGATGGAACGCTTCATCACCGCGGTTCCTGCGGCCGGTGCACTGACCGGCGACCTCATCGCGCAGATGCAGGACTGGCCGCTTGCCAAGCAGTTCTCAGAGCGCCTGAAGTACCTGTTACCGCCGGAGATCAGGGCCGCCGAAGATGCCAAGACCAGTGGCGAAGAACCGTTACCCGCCCACGTCGAGCAGCAGATGCAGCAGATGGACATGATGATCCAGCAGTTGCAGGCCCAGCTTCAGCAAGCCATGCCGGAACTGGAGAAGGCGCAGGTCGAATTGACCAAAGCCAAGATGGATGCCGACAGAGCCAAGGTCGAACAGGCCATGAACAAACAGGCCGACGAATTGAAGCGCGAGAAGGCCGCACTCGACTACGACAAGCGCGTCATGGCTCTGGAGAAGAGCGTCGACGATATGCGTACCGGTGTCGAACAGCAGGCCGGACAAGAAGTCGGTCAGATGCTCCAGGCCCATCAAGACATCATGACCCGTACGGAACAGGCCATGGCCGCATTCCAGTCCATCGGTCAACAGATCGCTCAGGGCATGGCACAGAACGGCCAGGCCATTCGGGAAGCCGTAGCAGCAACGAGTGCCAGTGCGGAACGGATCGCGCAATCAGCCGACATGATCACCGCTTTCATCAAGGCCGATCGCGTCGCCACCTTCGACGAGCAGGGCAACCCTGTGGGTATGCAGGTCGTCGGCTTCGGCGAAATCAGAATTCAGTAGGAGCACATCATGATCGACATCACCGACCGCGTGCGGGTGGAAGACGGCTGGAAACGCCTGCCCGATGGCACGCTAAGCCGAGACCGCGCCTGGTACGTCTACTGCCTGTGTCCCGTGCGTGGCGCGCGGGGCGAGATCGTGGACCGCTATGTCCGCGTCTCGATGCACGACACCGAAGCCGAGGCGGTCACCGCAGCGGGTGGCGTGGTGCCGACTGATGACGTGATCGACTTCGCGGAGATCTGACATGCCGTACCTGAACGACGACGTCCTCGACAACGGCTTGGCCTATGTCGTGACCAATGGTAGCCGCCTCGACATCTGCAGCCAGGAGCCCGCGAACTACACCGAGGCCACCAGCACCTACACGCTCGGCAACAAGACCAGCCTCACGGCCGGCAGCCTGCAGAACGGCGCGAGCAGCGGTCGACGCACGGTCATTCCCGCGATCACGGACGGCAGCGTGACCGGGACCGGCACCGCGACGCATTGGGCGTATTCCAAGACCAGCGCCACAGCCGCGCTGCTCGCCGCGCAGGCGCTGTCGTCGAGTCAGGCGGTGACGTCGGGCAACACGTTCACGCTCGACGCGATCTCGATCACGTTCCCGGATCCGGCATGATGCGCTTCGCCTTTCTAATCCTGGCTCTGTTCGTTAGCACTGCGCAGGCCCTGCCGTGCGACAAGCCGGGCGTGTTCGTCTGCGACTCGTTCGACGATGCGTCCGAGCTCGCCGGGACCCTCTACCCAGGCGATGCGACGCCGGTCGTCGAGGGCGGCATGCTCCGCTTCACCATTCCCTCGATGAGTGGGGCAAACGCAGGCGGTTGGTATGGCGTGCTCGATTGGCCAGCAGTGGGTCCAGGGCAGTCGCTCTATGTCGCATTCAAGGTCCGATCCGATGAAGTCACGCTGACCTCGCCCTGGCCTACAAGAAAGCTGCTCAACATCTGGCGCGGTTCGAGTTCCTGTACTGACCTGGAAATCGTCGACAGCTACAAGTGGAGCGGAAAGCCGTTTCTACAGCCGAATTACAATTGTGGCGCCAAGACGTTCGCGATCCCTGATCCCGCGAACTACCACAATCACATTTTCCAGACTGGAGATCACGACTGCCGGTATCACAACACCGGCCAGCCGCCGCAGGATTGTGCTATTTCTCGCCCCGATGTGTGGGAAGAGCACTACATCGAGATCACGCTAGGAGACTACGGCAAACCGAACAGCCGGGTCGTCTTCTGGCAGCGCGTCGATGGAGAGTGGAAACGCTACACCTACCGGGATGATGCGACGCTGAATGGCAGCGGACCGGGTTTCCACCGAGCCATGTTGACGGTCTACATGACCGGCAAGAAACCGACCGAGCACCCCGTGGGGCGCGTCGATTACGACTATTTCGTGATGTCTCGACAGCCGTTCCGCGATGCCCTCGATGCATCTGTAGAGCCGCCAGCCGAATCGACTCCAGTTCCGCCAGTGACAACAGAGCCCACCGACTGTGCATGCACATGCACATGCGCGTGCAAGTGCCCGGTCAAGCCGGCCGAACCAGCGCCGGAACCGCCAACGAGCGCCGCCCCGGCCTGGGTCGCCGACCTCGAACCGGGCGTGTGGACCCCTATCTCTTTGAACACGATGACGGATGTCGATCCAAAGCTAGATCCGAAGCTCAACCCTAAAGCCCCCGGCAACGCAGCGTGGTCAGCGAATAGCGGGCAGATGTGCGTGATCGCCTGCTGGAATGGCGGCGCACTCGCCACAGGCTATGGTGAACACGGATCATTGCTGCTCTACGGCGGCGGGCACGCTGGGTATTCCGGGTCTGAGGTCTACGCTTTTGACCTCTCCACGCGTCTGTGGCACCGCGCAACCGATCCTTACACAGGGGCGTTAGCGCCGTGGATGGACAAAGACCCGATGACCCCGGACAACAAAGGCATCTATCCGGACGGATCGCCGCTACCACCGCACACCTATTCAACCGTTGGTTACATCCCGCGCACGAACGAGTTCTACATGATGCGGGGGATCTACGATCTGTTGATGGGCTCTGATGCAGCCAATGTGAAACGGGCCTATTTTCTCGACCTCGATACGAAACAATGGCGGCACACCGAGGAACACACCGCCGCCGCTTTGTCTGGTGGATCAGCGGTCTACGACGAAGCACGCGATCTGATCTATCAGCTTCCAAGTTACAACATGCCGATGACGGTCTACGACAACGTGACTGGAGAATATCGCTACGGCTACAAGATGTCAGGGATACCAATCGATCTCGCGACTGCGATCGACCCGGTGCATGACCTTCTCGTGATCGCAGCGTGGCGTTCATGCTCGACGCGCTGTCCGGTCTATATCCGAGATCTGAAGAATCTCGATGCCCCATTGAAAGAAATTGTGCAGGGCGGCGAAATCCCTGTGCGCAGGGGTGGGATGGGGCTGCAATGGTCTGATCGCCATCAAGGACTGCTGTACAACCATGGTGCGCACATTTCTGTGCTGACTAAGGACAGCCCCGATCCTGCGGATCTTAATTGGACTTGGAAACAGATTTCGATAGGCGACGTAGTGCCGGAAGGCACAACTAACTCGACCGGAACCTATACGCGATTTCAAGTTGCGAAATATGGGAAGGAAGAAGTCGCCATTGTGGTCAACCGCAACAACGGCCCGGTCTACGCGATGAGGCTGCCCTGATGGCTGACGTGCTACACAGAACGACGCGAGAGTACCGGCAGAGCGTCAACACGCCGGACTATCCGATCGAGGACTGGATCATCGATCCCGATCTCTCGGCTGTAACCGGCTTCGATTCGCGTTACTGGATCGTCACAGGCGATACGGTTGCGCTGCTATCCGAAAGCGAGCGCCAGGCGCTTGACCTCGCCGATGAAGCCAGCCGACTCGATACTCTGGCTGCGGAGATCGAGCAGCAGCAAACTATCATGCGCGCGCTCGCGGAAGTGTTGCTCGACGAACTCAACCGGCACGCGCTGAAGATGAACGCGCTGCTGGACGGGATCGACGGGGCATCGAACCTCGCTGCGATGAAGGCAGCGGCGGGCGCCATCACCGATCACCCGACACGCACGCTGCGCGAGTTGCGTGACGCCATACGGAGCAAGCTCTAATGGCGACCGGTACGATTCTGTTGCCGATTCTTGCCGCCATAGGCGATCCGACGAACCCGCCCGCGCTGGCATTCACCGCAGCCGGCCGACCGTACCTGCTGTTCGACGACACGACTGACGAACTCTGTCTCTGGACGTTCCGCGTGCCGGAGAATTACGCCAGCGGCATGACTGTCAAAGCACAGTACAGCATGGCCTCAGCTACGACGAACAACGTCGCGATCCGCACTGAGGCCATGGCAATCGCGGATGGAGAAGATATCGACACTGATAGCTTCTCGTCCGTCGAAGCCAGTGCAGATGATGCAGTGCCAGGAACTGCGGGACTGATGGGCGAGATCAGCGAAGCGCTCGGAACACCGACCATCGCCGCTGGTGACAACATGACGCTGCGACTCGGTCGAGAGAATGGCACGAGCGGTACTAACGCCTCGGGTGACATGGAGTTGTGGGCCGTGTCGATCGAGTACACGACGACCTAGCCATGGCACGCACCTTTGGCACCAATCTCCGGCTGAATTACGGTTCAGCGATCCTGACGGATTATCCGTTTACGATCTCGGCCTGGGCGAACCCAGCCAATATAACAGCGAACCACACAATCGCTGGATTGTTCCAGATTGACGGCGTGTCTGGTAATACGGATGCCTTTTACCTATCGTTCGCTGGGGCGAGTGGAGGAGATCCGGTTCAAGCGATTGCGGCTGTTTCGAATACATTCCGTGTCGCTTCGACATCATCAGGGTTTTCGAGCGGTGTTTGGCAGCACGGGTGTGGGGTTTTTTCGTCGGCAACAAGCCGGACGGTGTATCTCAATGGCGGGAACTCTGGAACAAACACCACAAGCACAACCCCTGCGACGCCGACCGATACCCTGATTGGAGCCTACAATTCGGGGAACGGATACTTTTACAGCGACGTCTCGGTGGCGGAGGTGGCCTTCTGGAACGTAGCGCTGTCAGCAGAAGAAGTTGCAGCCTTGGCGCGCGGAGTCTCTCCTGTCCTGATCCGACCAGCAGCGCTTGTATCTTACGCGCCGGTTTTCGGTAGGGGTTCGCCAGAGCCTGATTTGATTGCTGGCTCGTGGACTCTCACCGGATCGCCAGCGTATGCGGATCATCCGCTTACTTCACGCGGCGGGGCGATCATCATTCCATTTCCCGCCGCTACCGGCGGCGATCACAATCTCCTAGCCGACGATCTCTCGACCACGCCAACGCTCACCGAACCGAGCATCGGCCAGACCCACGTCCTCGCCGCGGATGACGTAACGACCACCGCAACACTGACCGAACCCGCTCTGGGCCAGGTCCATGCGCTGCTCGCCGATGACCTGGCGACGACGCCGACGCTGACCGAGCCGTCAGTCGGGCAAGTGCACGCGCTCACCGCCAACGACATCAGCACGACGCCGACGCTCTCAGAGCCGGTGCTGGCAATCGACGGTACCGATGCTCTGACGGCCGATGATCTCTCGATCGCGCCGACGCTGACCGCAGCCACGCTCGGTCAGGTCCACGTCCTCCTGGCCGGCGACATTACCGTAACGCCGACGCTCGGGCAGCCTGCGCTCGGCGAGCCCGTCACTGACGAATACGCCGCCCAAGGCTGGGCCACCCGTGACTTCTACTCCCCCTACTGGATGGGCATGGCCGATCCCCGTGAAGTCGAGCGGGTGGCCAGAGAACGGGCACAGCAGTCACGCAAGGACTACGGGCCGGTCCCCTCGGAAGCCGAAGACATCATTGCCCGGGTGGCAAGGGAACAGGCCGAAGAAGACGGTGACGAGATCGAACAGTTCATCGCGCTGAACGAGGCGATCACCGAAGCCCGTCAGCAATGGCAGGACCATTACGGCGGGCATCTCAAGGCGCTGCGGGACGAGCTTCGAGAAGCCAACGAAGCCCGGGCCAGAGTCCAGGCGAAGCGCGCCACCGCGGCGAAGACGGAACGAGCACGACTCGAAGCGCAGGCCCGAGACGAACTCGAGCAGCGACGACTGCAAGTGGCGCTCGCAAAGCGCAATCGCAACATCATGACAACCCTGCTCTTGCTGAGCGCGGCGTGAGGATAGAGATATGACAGTCAGAAGCATGGCGCAGGGTGAGCGGCAGCAGGCGTTCATCGGTCTGTCGTCGGATACCAAACCGGTCCAGAACATCTATCCCGGCTCGCTGTTCTACGAGAGTGATACCGGCAACGTGTTCCTCTGGAAGGGTGATCCGAGTCAGGGCACGACGACGGACTGGGCGCTGCAGACCGCAGGGAGTCGTGGATCCCCTTCAGCGTTGGTACTGGCAGCGACGACCAGCAATCCAGGCAGTGACAACACCTGGAAAAACACGTCAGGCTGTACGGAGTTCGAGGCCCGAATTGCAGGGACGCCGGTAGCCGGGACGGGCGTCATCGCAACGGAGGGTGTGGCCGTGGTCTGGTCGCCGACCTACGACGATCACAGTGCCCTCGGCACCATCCTGACCGCAGCGGTAGGCGAGACTGATGCGACGCCCACAGCGCCGCCAGTTGAAATGGCGAACTGCGGTCTGCTGTTCCTGATGACCGATCGCCTGTTTGTGAAGTTCAACGGTGAAGAGCGGATCAAGACCATCGCTGCTAGAGCGATCGGCGCGACACCGGCTGCGCGTAACGTCGCCATTCATCTCAAGACCTGACATGCACTTCGCCGCCCCCGTCCTCATCCTCCTGGCCGCCCTGCTCATCATCGCCTGCGTCATCAGCAAGGACGTGCGCACCGTGGTGCTGCGTGTCCTGCCGGCCATCGTGCAGCGGTTGCTGGGGAGGGTGGGGCTGTGAGGTGGCTGTCGGCGCTGCTCGGCGTTGCGCTGACGTTGCCAGCATGGGCAGTCCCGACTGAGATCACGGCTGGCACGGACCTGACCGGAGTGCTGAATAGCTCCGGCGAATACGAGTTACAGGACGGTGCGCACACGATTGCGGCGAACTTCACGACCGCCGCAGATGTCATCGTCACGGCTACGGAAGGCGCCACGCTCTACATAAACAGCTCGGTGATTTTCGAGTACCGCGACGGCTTCGAGCTTCGTGGCGTGCAAGTTCGCATGGCGAACGACAGCGAATTGAAGACCGAAGCGGAATCCGGTGACACGCACGTTGATGGTGCGGTGCTCTCCGGTAATACGTTCATGACGACCGGCACGATCACGACGAACCCGCAGGTCCGCATCTCGCAAGGATTCGCCACCTATCAGCGCAACATAGACATCGAAGATAACGACTTTTTCGGCGTCGAAGTGTATGAAGAGTTCGCTGACGCAACGCACATCGTCGGCAATCGATTCTTCGACTTCGACACGGACGGTTACCCGATCCGGTATTGGGGCTCGAATCACTACATTGCGCGCAACTTCATCACGGGCGGGCAAATAGGGATCGGAGCATTGGGCCGCCACGATCTCAATGCTTTTCGGCTGCCGTGCACCGGCAATCGGATCATTTCGAATATCGTACTAAACACGTCGGAGGAAGGCATTTCCTTTGATTCGCTGGCGAATAACGGGACGTGGACCGTCCTGCGAGAGTACGACACGGTCGCCACGACTCCTGGCAGTTCAGTCATTACTTTGGCTGATGGCGACTGGGCGGCGCAGACGACATACAACAGCAGCCGTTACGACGCCGTGTTCACATCTGGGGATCTGGCCGGCACGCGGCACAAGATCACGACACATTCCGGCGCGAGTTTCACGCTCAGCATTGATGGCGGTGACTATGCCTTGATCCAAGTCGGTGACGGCGTTTCGGTGCAGTTATCCTGCTACGGGAACACGATTGCGCACAACGTCGTCATGCCTACGCTGGCAAGTCACCGTGCGAATGTGTCCGGCATCGTGCTGCACGGGATCGGGATCAACAACCAGATCTACAACAACGTCGTCTACGGAGAGACAGACGGCGTAGGTACTGGCGATAACAACTTCACCTACCTAGCCATTCGTGAGGCGAATCTTAATAGCGTCAATCCAGCAAGCGGGATTACAGGCAACCAGCGACGCGGCCCAGTCGGCCCGAACATGATCGTCAGCAATCGGAGCCTCGGCGGCGGCATGGGGGCGAACTATAGAAACTACGGCGCAGCCGGCGATTACACGCCGCCGGAGTCGACGTACACGGACAATAGCGAACTGAGCGCTGACGAGATAACGGCATGGCTGGCGCTGCGCTCAGCAACCACAGCAGACATGCTGCGGCCCTCGGCTGATTCTCCATTGTGCGCCGCCGGCACCTACATCGCAGGCGCCCGAGACTTCGACGATCTCCCCATGGGCTATCCCGCTGACATCTGTGCATTCCGCTGCGACAAGCCCGGTCAGTCCGTCGACCTCGGCGACTGGTCGACACTGTGGTCGGGGCTGATGATGGGGCTGGCTGTATTGATGGGCGGGTCGATGCTGTTCCGGCCGTGGCGCGAAGCCACCTAACTCACATACCCAAAGCCGCTCGTCGGCATCACTGAAACAAGACCCTGCGGGGTTTTTTTTCGCCTGGCCCATGGCCGGTGGAGGATCTTATGTCCGGAGAAAACTTCGAGCCTGAAATCGACAGCACTGATGGCGTCGAGATCAACGATGACCACGCCGTCGAGCGCTCTGTCGTCACCGACGAACTGGAACGCCACGAAGGCCAGACACGACCGGACAGTGAGCCGGCCAAGGACGATCCGGCAGAGAAGGAGCCTGCGGACAAGTCGGCCGACGAGAAAGACGACGACGAAGACGAGAAGGCCGAGAAAGGTGAACGCAAGGGCCGCTTCCTCGAAGACGGCCGCTACGAAGTCACCAAGGCCGACGGCACCACGGTCATTCTCGATCGCGACGAACTACCACCCGCCGGAGTATCCCGACGCAAGTGGTATCAGACCCTGTCCAAGCAGGTCGAGGAAAGCCAGCAGGCCCTGCAAGAACAGCAGGAGCGACACGCCCGCGAGCTCGCCGAGATCAAGGCGCAGATCGCGGAGACCCGCCACGCCGAAGACGTCAAGGACAAGCCCTGGCTCGCCAAGGAAGCGCCACGACCGAGTGTCGAGGACTTCGATTCTGTAGACGAATGGGCCGACGCCCGCGACGAATGGAAGGCCGCGCAGGAAGCGCATGCCAAGCCGGCTGAAACCAAATCAGAGACCGCAGACGACGCTCAGCGCGCGGCGCAGCAGAAGCTCGCGCGTGACGCCGCAGCCATGCTCGAGGAAGGCACCGAACGCTTCGATGACTTCGAAGACGTCGTCAAGAACAACCCATCAGCACCCTTTGACACGCTGATGACCAGCTTTCTCATTGCTGAAGCGGAAGACGCTCCAGCCGCATTTCACTATCTCGGCAGCCACGTCGACGAAGCCAAACAGATCCGAGTCCTGCTCGATCAAGGCAACGTCCGCGGCGCCATCCGTGCTCTGGCGAAAGCCGAAGCACGCACGTCTGGCACGAGTGCCGACAAGGCTCCTGACTCTGGGTTCGACACCGAGGCAAGGCCGCCCGCAAGGGCCTCATCCGCACCCGCCCCCATCCGTCCCGTGAACGGCGCTGCGCCACCCCGGCGCAACCCTGATGCCGAACCGGTAAGTTCGTACATCGAGCGCAGACGCAAGGAGGAACTCGGCATTCGCTGAGTTGAGGGTGCCCTGTATCGACCATACGGAGTACCACCATGAATACGCTCATCACCCCGAGCATCATCGCCAAGGAGTCGTTGTTCCAACTGACGAACAACCTCGTCATGGCGATGAATGTCCACCGGGAATACAAAAAGGAGTTCGTCAAGGTCGGGAACTCGGTTTCCATCCGGAAGCCGGTCAAGTTCACGTCCACCACCGGAGCCACGCTGTCCAAGCAGGACGTCGAGGAAGGCTCGGTCTCGATCACCATCGACCAGCGGAAACACGTCGGCTGGGGCTTCAACTCCGAAGATCTCACGCTGACCGTGGATCAGTATGCCGAGCGCTACCTGAAGCCGGCGAACATCCGACTGGCGAACGATGTCGATCTCTCGCTGACCGGGCTCTACAGCAGCCTGTTCATTTCCGCCGGCACCCCGGGTACCACGCCCAATTCGTTCTCGACGCTCGGTACCGCCGCGCAGTACCTGGACGAGTTCGCAGTCCCGGATGACGGCATGCGGAAACTGGTCCTGAACCCGGCGTCCCGCTGGGCGATGGCGGATGCCCTCAAGGGTATCTACGACAACTCGATGCCGCGCGAACTGATCCGAAAGGGTCTCTTGGGTCGGATCGCGAACTTCGACATCTACGGTGATCAGAACGTCGCCATGCATACCTGCGGCGCGCGAGTCGATGATGCGGCCATCCTCATCGACAACGGCACGTTGAACTCCAATTCAACCCCGCAGGCCAACACGATGACCATCCACATGGATGGTTTCGGTGGTGACACCGCGAACTCCCTGCGTGTCGGGGACGTCTTCACCATCGCTGATGTCTACTCGGTCAACCCGATCAGCAAGCAGTCCACCGGACGCTTGATGCAGTTCACTGTGGTCACCGCGGTAACCCCGGTCAGCAACGAGTCGGACGTCGTGATCTCGCCGGCTATCGTGTCCAGTGGCGCCTACCAGAACGTGGACGCCGCGCCGATCAACGATGCCGCGATCACGTTCCTGGGCACGAACTCGACCACGTTCCCGCAGAACCTGGCCTTCCACAAGAACGCCCTCGCCCTCGTCATGTGCCCGCTGGCACTGCCGGATGGTGCGTCGTTCAAGGCCCGCACGCAGCATGACGGGATCTCGATCCGAGTCGTGAAGGATTTCTCCATCGTCGACGACGAGGACATCATCCGGCTCGACATCCTATGGGGGGTTCGCGCGATATACCCCGATTTGGGATCGAGATTGTGGGGATAGTAACTCATTGATTTTACAGTGCTTTTTCGCGCTTGCGCGGTTTCCATGCCGCGCGGGCTAGCGCGCATCTGGATTGGGCGTCCATTGGCGGAGTGGTTAGCGTTCTGGATACCGACCACCCTTGTTTGACGAAGCGATCCCATAGTGTCCCATAAGGGATGCCGACGATTTCAGCCCATTCGACCAGCCGCAGCGTGCGGCCTTGATGGGTGATGCTGATGGTTGTCGTTTTGTTGGTGGCTTGAGCGGAAAGCTCCACCCATCGGCAATTGGCTGGTTCGTAATGACCGTCACAGTCGATGCGATCAAGCGAGGCTCCAGGCCAGTACGTAGGCGCCATGTCTTCGACGAAAGCCGAAACATCGTGCCAGCGATCACAGACACGAATGCCGCGACCGCCATAGCGAGAGAAGCGTGACGCGGAGGCGTAATAACACCTCTGCATAGCGTGACTCCAAATGCTGTAGAGCGGATGGTCCCATAGACCATGCTTCGTGGTCGCTTCTCGCTGCGCACAACCGCAGCTTGTCGTGTGTCCTGATTGCAATTTGTCGATGCGGTAACGCTTCAACGGAGCGTCGCAGTCGCAAGAGCACACAGCGAAGTAGCGGTACGTGCCTGGAACACGTCCAACAGCCAGCACCGTGAGCCGACCATAACGGTCGCGAACGATGCTGGAAGACCAGGGTTCGAGTCCGAAATCACTGAGAGAAATGTTCATTCATCGCCCCGAGTTTGAATCAGGGGTTAATTATACAAGGAGACCGTATGGCTTACATCCATACCTCTCGCACTCGCAAGCGCACCCCAGCCAACCGTCAGTTGATCATCGAGCACCCCGATGCCGGCGAACGCCGCATCGTCGACCCGCGCCAAGCGGACAAGTTGCTCGGCAACAACCACGGCTGGTCCGATCCCAAGCCCGCACCGGGCACGCATCAGGAGATCTGAACCATGACTGCAAAACAAGTATCGGACCTGCGTCCGGACGGCCTCAAGATTGGTCAAAGCGCGACCGACTTGGTGGGCTTCTTCGGAGCTGACCCGGTCGTACGGCAGACGAATATCGCCGACGCGACCAATACCACCACCACGACCTCGACCACTACCGCACTGACGGCGGATCTCGACAGTCTGCGCAGCAAGTTCAACTCGCTGCTCGGCAAGCTCGAAACACTCGGCTTGCTGGCGAGTTCGTGAGTTTTATCCAATACGTCCCGCCCCGTCATGGGGCGGGCACCTTTCTCGCGGTCGCTGCGTACAGCGGGCTATCCGGCCCCTTCGTGGCGTCCTTGTTTCGCTCCGTCGCCGATGACATCGGGCTCTGCGTTCTCGAAGGCAATTGCCATGTCGATGATGCGCGCAATCGACTGGTGCGCGACTTCCTGGAAAGCGGGTGCGAACAACTCGTCTTCCTGGATGCCGATGTGTGCTGGCTCGACAACGATCTGCGCAAGCTCATCGACTACCCGGTCGACATCGTGGCCGGGGTCTATCCGAAACGATCAGATGGCGATACCGAGTACCCGGTCAAGCCGCTACCCGGCCCGCGCACACCAGATCCTATGGGACTGGTCGAAGTCGAAGGCGTGCCGACTGGCTTTCTCAAGATCCGCCGCGGCGTGCTAGAGCGATTACATGCCACGGCCGAAAAATTCGTCGATCGCGAAGACACCGGCCGACTCGACATCGGTATCATTTTCGAGCGCACCTTGAACGGCCGCAGCCGGCGCGGCGGCGACTACGAATTCTGCCGCAAGGCACGCGCCGCCGGGTACGCCGTCTACGTCGACCCGATGATGCAGCTCGGCCATGTCGGCGAGAAGCTGTGGCACGGCTGTCTCGGTTATTGGTGGCGCCGCGATGTCGCGATCCCACAGGGACTCGCAGCGATCAAAGCCAACACCGCGGACGCGGGCACCTACCTCGAACTCTTCAACGTCTGGGGCAACAACTGGGCGCTCGGCCCGGAAGCGCTCTTCACCGCCGCGCAACTGGCGCGACAGGCGACGTCGGTACTCGACTGCGGCTCGGGCCTGTCCTCGCTGGTCCTCGCCGCCGCCACGACCGCACCGGTCGTCGCGCTCGAAAGCTCGCCCGCTTGGGCGAGTAAAGTCGAGCACGTTGCGCGCATGAATGGTCTCGACAATCTGGAGGTGCGTGTCGTTGATCTGGTGCCGCGCAATAGTGGCTCTTGGTACGCCGAGGTCACTGGCAGCTATGACTTCATCGTCTGCGACGGCCCCCCTGGAAAGCTCGGGCGCCTGGGGCTGTTCGAAACCCTGATGCCGCAATGCCCGGTGCTGGTCGACGACATCGATAACCGCGCCTACCGCAAGGACATCGAAAATTGGTGCTGGACGAACGGCCGCATCCTGCACCGCTTTGACGCGCACCGGCCGTTCGGACTGGTGCTGTGAAAGTCTGGATCTTTACGCCGTCGAACAACGCGGCCATTTCGGTCCCGACGGCGCTCGGCATGGCCGATGCCGCCGCCGCCATGACCCTGACCGGCATCCGCTACCGCTGGAAGGTGCAACTGGGCGGCTGCTTCATTCACGTCATCCGCGAGCGCGCCGTACAGGAGTTCCTGGCCAGCGACTACACCGATCTCGTCTTCCTCGATGACGACATCGGCTTCGACGCCGAAGGCTGGTGTCGACTGCTGACGCATGACGTCGATGTGGTCGGCGCGGTCTGCCCCAAGCGCGGTGACGGCATCGCGTGCGACCGCGAAGCGCCGGCCGCCCTGGTCGCGCGGGACTACGTCGGCACCGGTTTGCTACGCATCCGCCGAGCGCTGCTCGAGCGGCTGACAGGACGCCTGTTCGACGCGCGCTGGATAGGCGAGCGCTTCATGGGCGAAGACATTGCCTTCTGCCAGAAAGTGCAGGAGGCGGGCGGCACGGTGTGGGTCGATGGCTCGATTCGAGTCTCGCATACCGGGCCTTACACGTGGCGTCGGGACTGTCCGGACGCTGATGCTGCGGCAGACGCCGCGTGAAACTTCAGGAGACCTCAAATGGGTGAACATTGGAATGATCGCTTCGGCGATGGGATCGAGAAGATCCTGTATCAGGACGGCAAGGTCGGTGGTGCCGCGGGCTGGACGGTTCGTGCAGCAGCCAGTACCTGGATGTCCACGGTGGCAGCTTCGCAGACCGCTGGCATCTTGATCATGCCGCTGCCCGGGCTGCGGGTCGGCGATCTGATCGTCGGCTACCACCTGCTCGGGCAGATCGAATCCGCTGGTAACGCCGTGACCTTGGATGCGGCCCTGCATGAGTTCGTGCCGGCGGCAGCCGCTTCGGCTTCTGCGGCCTTGTCCGGGACCGACATGACGCAAGTCAGCGTCACGGCGGACACCAAGCTCGATATCAACAACACCGAAACCAAGCTGACCACCGCCAATCGCGTGCGTGTGCAGCAGGACCGGACCTTGTTCGCTCTGTTGACGGCGACCACGCTGGGCTCGACCGACATCGAACTCTTGGGTCTGGTGCTCCACGTCAAGCGGGTGAACTGATATGGAAGTCATCGAATCCCGCGAGGGGATCTACGACGGCCAGACCACGCAGTGCTTCCGCTACCACCCGACGCTCGCCCCCAAGGGGCGTCGGTTCTGGACGGATGAACTGCCAGACGAGGCGGAAGGCTGGGTGGATACCCCGGCCAAGTTCCCGGGGTTCAAGCAGCCCTACGGACGGTTGGACCCGGATGCATCTCCGGCGGCTCGAGACGCACCGACGGAGTGCTTCCGTTACCACAAGGACCATGGGGCGAAGCGGTTTTGGACCAACGAACTCCCGCGCGAGGAAGACGGCTGGTTCGACTCACCGACGAAGGCCGCGAACTGGATCCCGGCCGATCTCGTCATCGAGGACGCACAAGCCGATGGGCAGCCGGATCCCAGTGGGTTCACCGGTTTCAATGCCTTCATGGAAGCCTGGTGCAAAGCTGTGTTGACCGATGACATGCCGCCGACCAAGAAAGCCGAAGCGAAGAAGGAAGGCATCGAAGCCTACGTCAAGGCGAAACACGGCATCGACATCGATCGCCGCAAGAAGCTCGAAGATCTCGTCGCCGAAGCGGAAGCGCTGGAATGAAGGCGTACATCACCGAGCTGACCTGTGAGTGCAGTCGGGCGCTGTCTCTGGAATACGGTGATCCACCGACGCTCGCCTGTGACAACCCCGACTGCAGGCACCACGGCAAGACCTACCGGTTGCCGACCGTGATGCTGGAGGAAGTCCGTGAAAGCGCAAGCGATCGTTGAGGATGCTCTGTCCGAACTGCGGGTGAAGCGGGCCGGGTTCTCAGTGTCTGCAGATGACATGCAACTCGGCTTCCGCAAGCTGAACCGCATGATCGGGCATTGGTCCGGCGCCAAGGGTTTGATGATCCCGTACCGCACCCGCGAAGAACTCGCGATCTCGGGCGGTGCGGACACCTACACCATCGGAACGGGTGGCACGCTGAGCACGGTCAGGCCGATGGAGATCGTCATTGCCAAGCTGAAGTCCGGCGACACGGAATACAGCCTGAGGCTGATCAGCCTGGAATTGCTGGAACGCGAGATCGACAAGAGCGATTCCGGCCGTCCGGACAGCGTCCACTACGAGCCGTCAGAACCGCTGGGCCGGCTCTACTTCAACCGCACCTTGGATCAAGCCTACACGCTGATCCTGTGGAGCCTGAAGCCGCTGACCGGATTCGCAGAACTGACCACGGATGACGATCTGCCGACCGAGTATGACGAACTGCTGGTCAGCAACCTCGCTGTTCGATTGGCCCCGGACTACGGCAAGGAAGCCTCGCAGACCACCAAAGCCATGGCGCAGCAGACGATGAATCAAGTCATGGGGCACAACCTGTCGTCTCGTGTTCCCACGCTGACGGTCGATCCAGCTCTGCTGAGTCGCGCACGGTTCAACTTCCAGAGCGGAGACTTCGAGTAATGGGCAAAGCACTCTGGTATGGCGGTGGTGTCCAGTTCCACGACAATGCCGGCGATCCTCTTGCTGGCGGGAAGATCTACACCTACGAAGTCGGTACCACGACACCGAAGACGGCCTACCAAGATTCCGATCTCACGACACCGCACGCGAACCCGATCATTCTGGATGCGTACGGCCGTCCGCCTTCAGGTCAGATCTGGTTCGATGGCGACACCAAAGCGCTGGTGTATGACGCGGATGACGTCCTGATCACGCCAGTCGGCGGCGACAATCTGAATCCCGATGCGGAAGGCTTCGGCTCCTGGGCCGACAAGGATTCTGGCGTCCTGACCAAGACGGCGGCCTATACCGTAGCGGTAGCGGATGATGGCAAGGCCATTGTGGCGACATCAGGAACCTGGACGCTGACGTTACCAGCAGCGGCGACGGCAGGCGATGGGTTCGTGCTGAATTTCCTCAACATCGGTACCGGTGTCGTCACGATGGACGGCGATGGATCCGAGACCATCAACGGTTCCACCACGCTGGCCTTCGGGTATGGAGAAGGCTGCGATCTTCGCTGTGACGGAGTCAACTGGCACGCCATCATCAATGGCGCAATGCAGAAAATGGCGTCTGGAACTGTTGCCTCTGCCGCCACACTCGACATCACTGGGTTGACTGCCGCCTATCGAGAAATTCGACTCGTGTTCGATGGATTGAAGCCGGCGACAGATAACGTGCCTTTTCGGCTCCGATTGTCAGATGACGGAGGATCAACTTACGAAGCAGACGCTGCCGATTATGCGTGGAACTACATTTGGGCGACCGAAGCGGGGACCACCGGAGCCCTCGGCGATGACGAAGCTGCCTTTATAGAATTGACAGGGAACAGCGGGAATCAAGCAGCCGAAGAAATGTCAGGAGAGATCATTCTACTGAACCCCGCAGGCACAGGGATCACGCAGGTTCTTTTCCGTGTCTCTTACCAGTCGAACGGTCCTGCGTTGAACGTGAATCATGGCAGCGGGCAGATCCAGGCAGCCGGCCCGACGACCGCGTTCCGGGTGTTTTTTTCGTCGGGCAACATCGCCGCGATGAACTATACGCTTTACGGAGTGAGGGCTTAATCATGGACAAGCACGTCCTGGACGTAATCACTCGAGCCGTCAAAATTGTTCCTTTGACAGCAGCAGAGGAAAACGCTCGCGTATCAGAAGAAGCGGCATGGTTCCTGGAGAAGAATGCCAGAGCGCTACAAGACGGCATTGCTGAAGCCCGTGCCGCAGCCCGTGCCGCCGTGGTCGAGAAAATCATCGAAGCCGAACTCGCGAAGCCCACGAGTGATATCCCTGAGATCGAGACCCTACGGACAGCTCTGGGGGGACGATGAACATCTACGATCCCACCGACGGCGCAGCCAGCATGCTGCAGACCATCGAACGTTTGAAGGGCAACAACCTGACCGCGGAACAGGCCAAGCAGAAGGTCAAGGCCAACGTCAAGACCGCCAATGCAGACGTCAAGCCCAATGACGTAGCGCTCCAGGAACTCGCGCAGTACATCGCGAAGCACTACCCCGATGGGAACATCCCAGCGAATCTCCGTGAAGCCGTCACGCTCGCACAGAGCGGTGGTATCAACGACATGGGGATCGCGGCTCGGGTTCAGGCCGATATCGGGGATCGGACGCGAGGTACGGGAAGCGGCGCCGAACCGAATCAGATCAATGCCGCGGCCAAGATCGTCAACTCACCGAATCCCAGGCTCGCGCAATACTACGGCTACGACATGCCGGCCGGACTGGGTGACACGCTGAGCGCGCCGGTCGATCTCGCGAAAGCTCAGGACGCCGAGCGATTAGGACCGACCGGACCAGGTCTCTTCGGTGATGTGCTCAACATCGCCGCGCTGCTTACAGGCGGACCTGCTTCGCCGCTCGCCATACCGGCCGGGCTGTTCAGCATGGGCACTGGAGCGCGTGAAGGGAATCCGATTAAGGCATTTGGTTCGCTGTCTGGTGTGGCGGCGAGCGATGGCGCTTTCAACAACATCCTCAACGACCTCGGCGGCGGTGGCTTCAAGAATCCCGATGCACTGGGACTCGGTGACAAGGCCGGCGGTCTCTACTCTCCTGAAGCCCTGTCCGCCCCTGCTGGCACCACCGTCCGCGGATTCGAAGGACTGTCCTCGAGCCACCTCTACCGCCCCGAAGCCTTGACCGGTACTTGGGGTGCCTTCGACTTCGCGCCACGTCCCGGTCTGGAAGGGCTGAAACCGGAACAACTCTACCAGCCGGAAGCGCTGGGCGGGCCGGGCAAGAAACCGAACTGGAAAGATGCTCTGGATGCGCTGGACTTCCCGTCTGGACGCCCACAGCAACAGGGTGGTCAGGGCATGCCGCCGGTCACGAACATCTACCAGCCTGATGCCGTGCCCTACACCTATGGGACGCCGCAGATGCCGCAAACCCTGAAGCCCGGCTTCTTCGGCGGTGAACCTGACGCCCAAGATCTCTTCGGAGGCAACAAACCCGGAACCAAGCACGGCACCCGGGCAGGGGCGGTGGACAGCGTGTTGAGAAACGCTCAGCCCTGGAACATCTACGCCTGATGCGCGTCTCCCTGCCGCTCTCCGGTGCGCGTCAAAGCGACCGCGCCATTCAGGTCAACAGTCAACGCAGCATCAACTGGTATCCGTCTCTGGAAGGGGATGGGGCCAAGAGCGTGCTGACCATGTTACCGACCCCGGGACTCGATCGCCGGATCGAGTTTGGTAACGGCCCGACTCGTTCCAACATCGTCGAGTTTGCTGGCGCGGCCTACTGGGTATCAGGTAGTGAGCTGATGAAGATGACCACCGCGGAATCCGTGTCTGCGGTCGGTTCGCTCAATACGAATACCGGTTACTGCTACCTCGCCGCTGGCAGAACTTATCTCATGATCACCGATGGTGGCGATGGATACACGTGGAACGATACGACCTTCGCCGCGATCAGCGATGGCGACTTCCCGGCCAATCCGTCCTACTGCGGCTATCTCGACGGCTTCTTTCTCGTCCTCGATGCGAACACGGATCAGTGGAACAAGTCAGCCTCAGAAAACCCGACCAGTTGGGATGCTTTGGAATTCGCCAGTGCTGAAGCCAGTCCCGATGATGCCGTTGCGATTGTCACGACCTACCGCGATCTCTACATCATCGGAACCCTGACGACCCAGGTCTACTACAACTCCGGCAATCCGCAGTTCCCGTTCGATCTCTATGCCAATGGTGTCTTGGAATTCGGCACACCAGCGCCAGCCAGTGTCACGAAGACTGGTGGCAACATTTTCATGCTGGCCCAGGTCGAAGGTGGTGGGATCACGGTACTCCGGATCAACGGGTTTCAGGCTCAGCGTATTGCCGATCCCGACATCGCCTACACCCTGTCCCGGATGACGACGATCGCCGATGCGGAAGGTTATGCCTATACCGAAGCCGATCAGACGTTCTACGTGCTGACCTTCCCCTCTGAGGATCTCACGCTGACCTACCACGTCGAACAAGGTCAGTGGCATGACAGAAGCTCTCACGGCATGGGCAGACATCGTTCCCGGGGGTATGGACGGTTCAACGGCCGGCACTATGTCGGCGACTTCATGAACGCCAAGCTCTATGCCCTGGATCCGACCAAGTACACCGACGACGGACAGACCATCCGACGGGTCAGAAGGGGAGCGGTCCTGCACAAGGACGGGCTGCAATTCGAGGTCAATGAGTTCGAAGTGGAATTCGCCCGTGGTAAGGGACTGGTGGATGGACAGGGATCGGATCCACAGGCCATTTTCCGGTACAGCTACGACGGCGGGAACACCTGGTCCAATGAACTCTGGCAGCCGATGGGAGCCCTGGGCGATTACACCCGAAGAGCGATCTGGTACCGACTGGGGCAGATGAACGATTTCAGATTCGAACTGGCTGTCACCGATCCCATTGAAGCCATCCTGATCGCGGCCTACGCCGACGTCACGGTGTTGGCAGCATGAGAAAGAAATTAACAGTGGAAGAACGCAAGGAGCGGAAGCGGAAATACGCTGCGGCGTATCACCTTGCCAATAAAGAAAAGCTATTGCAGCAAAGCCGGGAGCGTTACTACCGACGCAGAGAGGAAGTGCTTGCGCGTCAGGCTGAATGGTACCAAGCCAACCGAGAGCACGCGCTCGCCAGGGACAAAGTCTACAGAGAGAAAAACAAAAAGCGCATTGCTGAAAGGAAAATCGAGTATCACAAGCAAAATGCCGAGAAAATAAATGCGCGGTCCAGGGAGTGGGAAGCCGGCAACAAAGAACGCGCGGCGGCAGCCAAGAAAGCATGGAAAGCAGCCAATCCTGACGCTGTGAGGGCACATAAACAACGTCGGCGAGAGCGCGCAAAACTCGTTGGCGGTTCACTCAGCGGCAGCATCATCCCGAGATTGAGAGTATTGCAGAAAGAGCGCTGCGCGATTTGTTACCAGCCGCTCTGCGGCGACGAGCACCTCGATCACATCGTTCCTTTGTCATTAGGCGGCACTAACGAAGATTTCAATGTTCAGTTGACGCATGGCCGATGCAACATGCAGAAGCATGCAAAGCATCCAGTGGACTTTATGCAAACCCGCGGCAAGCTGCTATGAACGTGAAAGGAATATCGCCTCCGCCAAAACCGGATCTCGGTTTTGAAGACTTGCGCAAGGCCAACATGGGCCAGTTCGCCCGCTTCATGGAAACCCTGGACAAATGGTTACAGCGCCTCACCGATGCGACGGCGAAGATCAACACGACCGAGATCACGATTAACCCGACCACAGTGAACGCCAACACGACCAGCGAGCAGACCTTCACGGTCGTGGGGCTGGCCGTGACGGACATCGTCTACGTGAATAAACCGACGCATCAGGCTGGACTCGGGATCGTCGGTGTCCGCGCCTCGGATGTCGACGAGCTTGCAATCACTTTCATGAACACCACCGGGTCCGGCATCGACCCAACCTCGGAGACCTATCTGGTCGCCGCGATCAGGAGATAAGCCATGGCATTCGATTGGGGCAAACTCTGGGACTTCGGCACCAAGGTGGCCGTGCCATTGGCGACGGCCTACGTCGGGTCCAAAGCAACGAAGAAGAAGGGCAAGGCGGAACAGGAAGCCGCCGCGCTCATCGCACAGGCCAATGACCGCGCCGCCGAGCTGGCACAAGACCGCTTCGAGACGACCCGGTCCGACTACGAGCCCTGGAGAAAGGCCGGCACCAACGCGCTCGGCTGGCTGGAGAAGATCGCGACACCCGGGAAACTGAAACCGAACCAGGTCAGCAACTACCTGACCAACCTACCCGGCTACCAGTTCGCCCTCGATGAAGGCATGAAGGCATGGGAGAACCAGTATTCCAGCCGATCTCGAGGGGCGGGTGGTACGAACAACGGCCGCGTCATGAAGGCCCTCACGGACTGGACATCAGGAAACCTGGCCCGTCCCGCCTTTCAAGACTGGACCAATCAGTTGCAGACCCTGGCCGGTTACGGTCGAGAAGGCAATTCCATTCTTGCCAATGCCGGCAGCCGGACCGCTGACATGGTAGGGGGATATGGCATTGGTGCGGCCGGGGCTACAGGAGCCGGGGTCAATTCAGCGGCGGATGCCGGCGCTGGAAGTAGTGCACTGTGGACCAATGCGGTCGGGAATATCGTGGATTCGTACAAGCCCGATCCCTTGCGTGACGCCTACGCCAACTACCTGCAGAGTCTGTCTCGGCAGCCGCAGCAGCAATATTCCACTTCGACTCCGGTCTGGTAATCGGCGCCTGTCAAGCACCTCAAATTAAATTGCGATTTCGCGATCTAATTCGGGGTGCTTTCAGAAAACACGACACGCGCTTAGCGCATGTCGCTTTCTCGTGCTAGCGAGGATGGCATCCGGTCAAGCGCCGAAGCGTAAATTAGCCGGTTAATTTACGGTGACGTGAGTTGATTAATGGTTATAAATTCAATTAGTTAATCGAGTTTCCTAGGCAATTGAGCCCTTGGACGAGGACGACCGACCATGAACCCGACGCAAGTCTCGAACATGTTCATGCAGATGCAGCCCGATCCTCGGGCGGAACGGCAGAACATGCTGTCCGATCTGCAGGCCATGGAATCGCTGCGTGGTATTCAGAGCCAGAACCAGTTGGGGCAGATCCTCGCCTCTGGTGCGGACTACGACACCGCGGCGACTCAGTATCTGCAAGCCGGCGGTGATCCGAAGACCGCCCTTCAGCTTCGCCAGATGGCGCTGGCCGAAGAAGACCGCGCCTTTCAAGGCGAACAGCGGGACTGGCAGCGTGAAGACCGTGGTTATCAGAGAACGGATCGCGAGCGCAAGAACGTGCTGGGCGACATCGAAATGGCGGGTGCGTACGAAGAAGTATTGTCAGGCGTCACCACGGTTACGCCGCAGACCTGGGGGGCTTGGCGGAAACGTTTGGAGAAGGTCGCCAAAGCCGCTGACATGGACACGTCCGAAGTGCCGACAGAGTACGACGAAGCCTGGATCGCCGAAGGCCGTGAAGCGCTGAAGAACCGCTCCCGTCCCACGGTCGAGAACATCGATGGACGTACCGCGCTCTACAGTCCGAAGAAGGACGACTGGACCCTGGAAACCCCGAGCACCCGAGCCACCTACGGCGTGCTTAGTGCCGAGCAGGCCAAGGCCATGGGACTCCCTGATGGCGGCACCTATCGCATCAGCTCTGATGGAAAAGTCGAACCCATCACCCGGCCGCCGTCGGAAACGCAGCCGGCCAAGGTGCAGTTGATGGAATATTTTATCGCACAAGGCATTGAAACAGACCCTGCGAAAGCGTGGAAGAAGGCCAATGAAGCGGTGCAGAACCCGACGGTCGCAGCGGGGCAGATGGCGCGCGCGGAATTCGATGCGCAGAAGGCCGCCATGGTAAGCCCGGGCGATCCCAACTACCGCCCGCTCCAGGACTTCTACAACGAATGGCTTGGTGTCATCGAGCAGGGCGCGCCGACCGCCGTACCACCAGCCCCGCCCGTCAACGAGCGCGTCAGCGGCACGATGTATCAGACCCCGAAAGGCCCTCTGCGCTGGGTCGGTGACGGCTGGTCTGACGAATGATCTACTCCGACGCCGAGGTGTTTGGCGCGCAGCCTGCCACTGCATCGCCGCGCAAGCTGTCTGACGAAGAAGTCTTCGGCGCACCGTCTCCGCTGACCCGCTCAGAAGCCCGTCTACGCGACAAGCTCAACATCACGCAATCCATCCTGGCACCGAAGCTCGGTGAAACGAAACGCGGCTCCGGTGGTAGCGTCTGGCAGTACCGTGGTGGCAAACCCCATGCACCGGAAAGCTGGGCGCGCATCGAGTCGGAAACCGATCGGATCGGCCGCGAGGTCGACGCCTACAACAAGGAAGTCCCCTTCCTGCAGCGTCTCCGTGACGACTTCGGTGTCGGCTACGGCCTGGTCGAGCAGGGCGGCAACGTCCTGTCAGCACTCGCCAGCGCGGCTCAAGCCGACTACGCCAAGAACACCACCGATCCGCTGAGCCCTGAGCGACGGGCGGCCATCGCAGAGAAAGCCGATCAAGGTCTTCAGCAGTCCGCCAAAGACATCACCCAGCAAAGCCAGTTCATGGCCGAGCAGCCGAGATCACCGATCACGCGCGAGATTGGTGAGGCCGAGTCGTTCGGCGATGCGTTCGGTCGTGCCATGCAAGATCCCGTCGGTGCTGTCACAGGATTCGGCGCACAGAGTGCGATCATTTCAGCCCCGGCTCTGGCATTCGGTCCGCTTGGTCCAGTCGCCGCAGCCCTTGGAATAGGCGGCAGCTCGGCCACCATCGAGGGCACCTTGGGTTTCCTGGAAAACATCCAGGAAGAACTCGGCCCCCAGGCCAACGATCCTCAGGCCGTGCTCGGGAAGCTCCGCGACCCGGAAGTCATCAACCGCGCCTCGAAGGCCGGGATCGGTCGCGGCGCCATCATTGGTGCTGTCGATGCACTGACTGCTGGGATCGCCAGCAAGACCCTGACACCCGGCAAACCTGTACTCGATGGCGTCATCCAGATGCTGGCGCAGATGGCCGGCGGCGGTGGCGGTGAAGCCCTGGCGCAGATCTACGAGAAGGGTGAGATCACCAAACCCGGTGAGGTCGTCGCGGAGATTGCCGGCGAAGGCGTCACCGCACCCTTCGAACTGGCGGCAATCGGGATGGGCGCGCGCAAGGACAAGCCCGCTGCGCCACCTCCTGCACCCGTAGCCGATCCTGCCGCCGAGCCCACCGTCGACGAACTCATCGGTGAGGCAACCGCAGAACCCGTCGAAGGCGAGCCGACCGAACTCGAGGTCGAGACCATTGAAGCCGCGCCACCGCCACCGGACGACCGTAGCGGTCCCGCCATCGCGGCCGAAGAACTGCAGACCGCGCTCGACCAAGCCCCACCGCCAGCCAATATCGACGTCAAGTTCGCCGACTGGCCGGTCGAAGTCGTCGAACCCGCACCTTTGGCCGAAGAAGAGCCCGCGCCCGAGAAGCCCGCCAGCAATGTCACAGTCCGCGAAACCTTCCTGGAGTCCATCCCTGCTGCTCCTGCACCGTTGCAGGCCATGCTTCCGCCCCCGCAGAAGACCGGTGTGTTCCGGGTCGACAGTCAAGGCAATGCCCGCGAACTGACCCAGGCCGAATTGCAGATCGCCCAGCGCCGTGAGCGTGGCCGGGAGGATCTCGTCCGTGTGCCCAGTGGCTTCACGAAAGGCATCGATGTGCCGAAGAACATGGCCATCGATGACAAGGCTGTTGCGCGTACTGTCGACACCGCGGCACACGAAGCCGCCACCAGCCCGCTGAACGATCGCCCCGAACCGACCGAGGCCCAGAAGGAAGAAGGCAACTACAAGAAGGGTCATGTCCGCGTTGCCGGCCTGGACGTCGCCATCGAGAACCCCGCCGGCAGCCGCCGTCAACCCAAGTGGCCGGAACTCAAGAGCCACTACGGCTACTTCAAGCGCACCGAGGGCAAGGACGGCGACCAGGTCGACGTCTTCATCAAGCCCGGTACCGCCGATGACTGGACGGGCCCGGTGTTCGTCGTCGATCAGGTCAACAAGGACGGCACGCTGGACGAACATAAAGTAATGCTCGGCTTCCGCAGTGAAAAGGCTGCGCGCGCCGGTTACCTCGAGAATTACACGAAGGGCTGGAAAGGACTCGGCGGTATCACCGAGATGACGCAGGACGAGTTCCAGGCGTGGCTCGCCGACGGCAAGCGGACGAAGAAACCGGCTGCCGCGGCACCGAGTTCCGCTGCAGACAATCGTGCCGAAATGGCTCGTCTACGAGCTCTCGCCGCCTCCCAACGGCACAAGAAAGAGTCCGTCATCGACCCGAAAAAGGACGACCTGCTGGCAGCGATAGCCAAGGCCGGTGGTATTTCCCGCGAAGCCGCTACAGCAGCAGGGATCGACCCGGCTGAATTCAATCGCCGCGGCTGGAAGATCAAGCGGGTCTTCACGACCAACGGCCGTTCCCTTGAAGGCATGTCGGAATACCTGTCCGATCTCCGCTATCCCGTCTCGAACGAACACGGCTACGGCGAGAATCCCATGCTGGAAGCCTTGGGCAACGCTCTGCGTGGCCAGGCCATGACGTCGGAGACCTACGAACCGTTACTGGATGATGCGGAGTACGCCGCACTGACGGAAGTGGGTCAGGAGCAGATCCTTGACGCCGCCGAGCGCGCGCGCGAAGCTGGCGTGCCGGAAGAAGACATCGAAACCATCGTGGAGTTGGCCGCGACGCAGGGGTATTCCAATGAAGAAGCCATCCGACTCCTCGAAGAAGAAGCCAGTCAACGCGGACGCGATGCAAGTCCTGCTCGTGCTGCGGGAGAACCGGAAGAAGGGTCACGTCCCGAAACGACGAGTCCAGCCGACACACGAGGCACCGAAGACTTTGCAGTAGACGGCTATACCGAAGCCGACCTCGCCGCACGGGAACAGCAGAAGAAGGACGCCGAGAAGGCCCGCCAGCAGCAGGAACTGCGCGCGCAGGCCGATGACCAGCGCGACAGCTTTTCTCTGACTGGTAGTGACCGAGTGGCCGACGAGGCCGCTGCTGCGGGTCAGCAGGACTTGCTGGCGCCGGTTGCGCCGAAATTCCAGACCGCGGACGACGAGACCTACTTCAAGGGCGACAAAGCTCGCTACACCGGCAAAACCGAAACCGTCGCCGGCAAGACGTTCCACGAAGTGGAAATGCTCGAAGGCAGCGAGAAGGGCAAGGCGAAGCTCGTCGCGAATGCGCCGGCCGCATCCGTTGCGGCAAAACCGGAAGTCGGCAAGATCGAAGACTTCGGCGAGAAGATCGCGGGCGCACGCAAGGAATACGCTGCCGCCTACGCGGACAAGATGAAGGAAGCCCTCGGCGCTGACATTGCAAGCGCGCCGCTGTCGCAGTCCTGGCCGGAACCAGACTATCAGCAACTGCTCGACGAAGGCGCCGATCCCTGGACCGTGGCCTTCGTCCACGCCGCTCGAGACGAGATCCCGACCAAGCCGAAGAAAGCCTGGAAGCTGAAGGGATGGGTCCAGCAGGTCGAGCTACTGCGGAAATTCTCCGACGACCTGCTGACTGGCAATATCTCCGTCGAGCGCATGCGCGAGGAACTGAGGAAGGCGAAATACTTCACGCTGGCCCGTGAACTGGGCGGACGCATCGAACTCTACGAGGCCGTTGGTCACGCCAAATCTCTGAGGGGCGTACGTGTCGTCGAAGGCAAGTACCAGCTCTACGAGGGCAAGAAGTACGACCCGCCGAAAGTCATCTGGACCGTCGAGCAGCAAGCCAAGGCGACTGCGTTCAGCAATTGGCCGCGCACCCTGGCCAGCGCCGACACCCGAGAGGCTGCGATCGAGGCATTCAAGAAGCGTATCAGCACGCTCGACGTCAACCCGCCCGCCAGCCGGCAAGTCTCTTTCGAGATCTACTCCCGCAGGACGGATCCGAAGAAGGCCATCATCGGCAAAAAGATCGGCAAGAACCATGTCGATCTGAAAACCTTCGACAGCGTGAAGGAAGCCCGCGAGTACCTGAAGGACCATCAGGCCGAGCTTGAGCAACTGCTGGCCAAGCACAAGGAGATCCCATCTGAGCGCAAGGAGTCCAATTCGCCCCGTGTCGGTGCTGATCACCGCAACGGTGCCGATGTCACACCGGAACAATTCCAGGATGCGTTCGGCTTCCGCGGCGTCCAGTTCGGCAACTACGTCGAGGGCAATCGTCGGCAACAGGACTTGAACAACGCCTACGACGCGCTGCTCGACATGGCCGGCGTGCTCGGCATCCCGCCACGTTCCCTATCACTGAATGGCGAACTCGGTCTGGCCTTCGGCGCGCGCGGCAAGGGTGGCAAAGGAGCCGGTGGCGGAAGTGCGTCAGCCCACTACGAACGTGGCGAGATCGTCATCAACCTGACCAAGGGCGCGGGTGCTGGCAGCCTCGCGCATGAATGGTGGCATTCGCTCGACAACTACTTTTCGCGGCTTCGAGGTGAGCGGGATCAGTTCCTGACGGAGCGCCCGCGCCTGAAGTTTCCCGGCGATGACAGCATCCGCCCCGAAATGGTCGAGGCATTCGCCAAGGTCGCACGCGCCGTCAATCACGCGGCGCTGCTGCAGCGCTCGAAGAAACTGGATGGTTCGCGCATCAAAGCCTACTGGAGCACCGGCACCGAGATGACGGCTCGTGCCTTCGAGGCGTACGTCATCGGCAAACTGCAGGATCAGAATCAGTCCAACGACTACCTCGCGAACATTGTGTCGGAGGACTACTGGAACGCCGCTACGGCGCTGCTGCTGGAGAAAGAGGGCACGTATCCATACCCGACAGCGGACGAGATCCCGGCCATTCGCGCGGCGTATGATGAGTTCTTCCAGACCATCGAGTCGAAGGAAACCGACACCGGCACAATGCTGTTCGCCCGCAACAACCGCGACACCTATCGCTGGCTCTCCGTCACCGACACCGCGAACGGCCCGCTGTTC